CGGATACGGACATCCAAAGACTGCAATTCGTATTTTCCAGGGTCTGCCTCATAAGCCGATTGTAGTCTTTGGATGTCCGTATCCGACACACCAAGGCTTCTGAGAGATTCCCCGCTTGCTCCTGGCACGACGCGTCTTGGCCCAGATGATGTTTGAACTTCCATCGGCTCAAGAGATTGAAGCCGAGACCTCAAGTCTCCTTCGTAGTTACGAAGCCTTCCTGGCAAATTGGTTGCGGGCTGCAAAATGTTCCACGCACTTCCCATTCGTGGTGCTGGGATGTCCCCCCAAGTATCCTTGTACAACTCGTTCCTAATCCAATCTTGTTGGTCGTAAATCTCCTGGGATCCGGCCATAAGCAGATAACCAAATTCACGCTCGGTCAGACCCAGCGCCCTCCTCCATTGTTCCAGCGTATTTGAGGCCTTAGACACGGCGTCCGCAGAAAGGCCCATCTGCTTGGCTGGATCCCAACCACCAATACTTTCTCGAAGATTGTTCAACGCGGAAATTTGTTGAGTCGATATGCGCACGGGCGTTGGTGCAGGCGTTGGTGCAGGCGGCTCCACTTGGCCATGGACCTCACCACCGCCAACCTCTCCTCGAATACGGGCAGCCTCGGCCCTAATCTCCGGAGTAGTTTCCGGACCGTAGTTGAGACTCTGCACAGGCACTGGTGGCGTCACGGTACGCGCAGCAGATCTAGTCCGAACAGTCGGACGTAGTGGCTTTGGCGAAAGACCCATCGCAGCACGCAACGCGTTCTCGTCTGTCTCCGCTGGCTTCTGGGCCACAGCCGCTTCTTGCGGCCTGCTCGGGCTTCTACCAGATCGTGTGTATCCCATCAGCGCGACCCCGATCTGACGGTTCCGACTAGTTCCGCGTACATTTGCTGCTCGAGATCGCCGCCCGTAGATCTTGCCCTTTTAGCCATGGTGGAATCGAGAACCACACCTTCGCTGTTCAGGCGCTGTTCCCACTGATGAACAATCTCTTTCTCCGGATACCACCTGGTGGAAATCACCTTCCCAGGATCCACATTACTGCGCCGATGGACGCCTTGGTATTTACCGCCGTACCGATCTTTCCCGGTTTCCGGTACGGACTGACCTGGCTGGATGTTCATCGGGGGTGAAATTGGGTCCATGCCCGTGGGTCCGCTGATGGTGGTTGTCGTTGTAGGCTGGGGTGCTGGCTCTGGGGTGGGAGCAGGCATGGTTGCCCGCCAATCAAGAAGATTTCTTCTTGCGTTTAGAAAGTCAAATTCACCCTCCGGCTCGCCACCACCCTTGCGGAGTATTTGCTGACGACGTTGCTCCTCCGCTTGGCGGCGACCTCTATCCTCCTCACTGGTGCGGGCAGCAATTTGCTGCGCTGTTTCGCCGTCGCGTACCCGAGAAGGCTGAACTACCTTGGCGCTCGGACCAGAGCGCGGATCGCCAGGATCGGGCCGATCGTATGTGGCTGGCGGTGGTCTATGAACTTCAGGATCCACACTAGGAGGTTTGCTGCCAATATCCGGCTTATCACGCGGCACGCCAGATGGTCGAGGGGCATCGGGGTCGGTTGGGAATCGTTCTTGAGCTTCGGCCGCAACTTCGCCAGGCGTTGGCATGGTGGGTTCAGGTGCAGGCAGTGGCCTGACATCAACAATCTTTCTAGTGGCTCCTGGTGTGGGCGCAGGCTCAGGTGCGGGCTCTGCCACTGGAGGTCCTGCCGGTGCTGGCTCCGGCTGCATGACTACCGCTGGTGGCCGTGGTGCCGCAGGAGCTCCACGGTATGTCCCCATGCCTCCAGCGATACCGGTCAGCATCGACTCCATGTACCGGCGATCCCCATGGTCTTCCATTCGGTTGATTTCCGAAACAATAGCGTCACCGGCCTCGCCGCGCAGTGCTTCTGGAAGTGCATTCAGACTGTGCTGAATGCCGGCAAGCCTCTGCCCATAGGCATCGTAGTCTTCCTCTTGTCCGGACTCGAGAGTCCCGCGAATGACCTCCTCGTAGGTATTGCCGAGATATGAAAGACGATGAAGATCTGGGTTCTCCTGAATGTTGGCGCTAACGGCACCCTGAACATCGTTAATGCCGGCAGCGATCCACTCATACATCGCGGTGGCATCGCCTCCATCCATTGCCTCCTGGGCCTCACGCATGTACCCAGCCAAGCCCGACTGTTCATCAGCGATGGTAACTCTTTCCCCACTTTCCAAGTCTAGAAAACCAATGGCCTCTACCTGCCCTTGAACCAGTGGATTATGCAGCGTGTCGTTCAATTCCCAAGCACGCTCAATGGCCTGGCGCTTCTGGTCGTCGTCACCCTCAAGAAGACCCAGAATCGCATCGGTTTCGGTCTGGATGTAGTCCACCATGTTGCCAGCCGTACCAACGCCCTGAAACACTTCAGGCATCTCAATCTCTTCACCGCGAGCTGTACGAATGCCTTGTTCAATACGGCGGACCAATGGGCTGGCCGGCACGCCCTTGCCTTCGTATTTCGCCCGAGCTGCTGCGAGTTGAACTTTAGCTCGGTCCGGATCGATCTGCTGCAGCCTGGCCACCCGGTCGATCATCGCCTCGCCTTCCCAGGCCTTTCTGCGAATGGGCGCCAGCGGATCGAAGCCTTTCTCGCGCAGGGCATCGTATTCTTCCCTCGAGCGACCCTCGAGACGACGAAGGCCCTTCATCTCTGCATCTATATCGAGAATGGCGTTGTTGATAGAGGCCAGCGCGTTTTCGCCTATTGTGGCACCAGCGGCCACCGGGGCCATCAGCGATGGGTCGCCTACACCATACTTCTGCCAATGCCTATAAGCTTGGAGTTGAAGCCAGGCATCAGAATCCCCACCGTACCGATCCTGGTATTCTTGCGGAAAGTTGACTGGGTAATACTTCCCGTTAACTTCAACCGCCGCCGGCTGGTTCGGGCGAACCCTTCGCATGACAGCGATTTGCATTTCTGGATCACCATCAAGAGCAATGAAAGCTTCAAGCAGCAACGTATCGAATTTCTCAAGTTTAGAGCCGCCACCCAGCACGCCGGTCTCCATCGTCATCGCGGTGTTTACGGCATTAAGGACCTTTTCGGCGCGGGCCGCATCATCACGCGTATTCCGACTTTCCTTAAGTTGGTCATGCAAAAAAGCCCTTGTTTCGGGGCCGATGGCGCGTGCAGCTCTGGATTCGGATTCGCGTTTTTTCTCAGCGGTGTAGCCTCGTTGGCCTGCCTCGATCCTCTTTCCCGTGAGGGTTGCCCGGCCCTTGAAAATGTCCACCTGAGCCTTGTTGAAATCAGTGATGGCTTGGGCGCGGAGGGTTGCGTCATCGCTTAGGATCTTGGCACGGGCATCTTCGAGCTTTTGGCGCTCCGCATACAGGGCAATTCTCTCCTTCCTCAGCCCGTCAGGATTCAGTTGCCTCAGTCGCTCCTTGTGGCGCTCCTGGTTCTCGTCGAACCTGGTGATCCAAAAATACTCGAGCATCGCCACGCCAACTGGCTTGCCGGCTTGAGGCGGGGGGGCGTAGTAGGAAGCTGTTCTTACGGCCATGTGGTGTCCTAGTTGTCAGCGAGGATGTGCCACGCAGACCCATCGCACACAATCATAATCGAATCGTACTGAGAAGAAAGAACCTTTGTGGTAGCGCCATCGATAGTTTCCGACGCGTTTCCATCGATAGTTACGTTGTTAGACGCGTTGGTTCTCTTGAAGATTAGAACCCGGTTCGTGGATGACGCTACAGCCGGCAGAATCACGCTGTAAACGCCGCTGCCGCCACAGACATACACGACGTAGGGGTCGGTTGCCTGGATGACTGTAGCGCCTGTAATGGCCTGTATCTGGAGCCCTATCTGGGCAAAGGTCCAGGGTGACCTGAAGTCGACCTGGTTGGGTCCAATGTTGGTCATGAGACCAACCGCCAGGTCTACCTTGGCAAGCCGGAGGTCGTCTCGAACAGGCGGGGCGTCTTTCCGTCTGGATACTGTGCGGCCTGGTCGGAATCCGCTTCCGGGGTCGTATCAACGCCTACTGAAAAGCCGCCCTTCCATGCCACTGCTACTCACCTTGTGGTTTGGTTGAATCGTAATAGGCCTTAAACGCTGGCTGTAGTTTTTGAACAGCCTCCGTGTTCGTGTTGGAGATCGGAATCATGTTCTGCTCCCCTTTCTTATAAGCGATGTATTGCTCCTGTTGTTGATCCCAGTAGTACATGAAGGGATCGGTGCCCGGTTCCAACAGCACAAATGGACCATGTACGTCATCGCCGTTTCTCGGCAGGGTCCAGTTCTGACCAGCAGGCACGGTTGCGGTTCTTTCCACTTCCGCTTGTTCGCCTGGTGATGGCTCTGCAGCACGAACAGCTGATTGCGCACGCGTCTCTCCCTCGTCTCCAAGGGAGGTATAAGCGGTGGCAATTTCCGACAGGTACTTTTTCCGTTCGGCTGGTCTTTTCTCAAGAGCTAAGAACAACATTGCGGCAATGTCGTCCTCGCTCACGCCCTGCTCTCGAAGCTTCTCAATGCTCGATTCCACGTCAGGCGCAGCTCTGTATGCAGCCCTCTTGGCCTGAAACTCCCCAACCGATCCAATGGTCTCTGCCAAAGGGGTGGCAATGAGCTTGTTGAAGTAAAGCGATTGGAACTGGGCATGCTGGTCCAGGTCTGATTGCCTCTGTGCTTCCTGTTGGTTTTGCAGCGTGATGTCTGTGATCGTCTTGGTCAAGCCGATCTTGGTGGCCCCTTCCTGAATCTCCTTGCGCATCGCGTCTCTGGTACGCTGGAGGTCTCTTGCGGATATCTGCTTTCCCTTGGACGCCTCGAGTGACTGTTGGCGCATCCTCCACTCCCTAGAACGAACGCCAACACCACCCTCTAGATCTGCAAACGCTTGCTCCTGGGCCTCGCTAAGACCCTGTGGAACCTCCGATTCCAACTTACGAATCTGCTGCCGAGATCGTTTGCCAATCCCGAACGCATAGTCCGCCAGGAAGGGCACTTGTTGAAGAGCCGACCACCCAACGGTGCCTGCAGCGAATCTCTCTGCTTCCCCTTCCGTGCCTTCTGCAATGCGAAGGGCTTCTTGCAGTTCTTCGGAAAGGCCGGAGCGCACCTGTGCGGTGTCTACCTTTGCTTTTTGCAAGTTCTCAACCAAGGTGGCCAAGTCATCCGGATCCAGTTCCGCACCTTCCTCCACTCTTGCGAGCACACCAGGGCCGGCGGGGGCTTCGGGGGCTGCGGGGGCCTCCTCATCGACGTCCTCTTCACCAAGAAAAAAATCGAGTTCCTCTCCCAGATCCTCATCTTTAAGTAAATCGACGTTTGCTGGGTTTGCGTTTGCAACTGTTGGCATGGTGGTGTCCTAAGCGCGGAAATTGTCTCTGTACCAGCGATCGTAGGCAGTCCCACCACCTACGTCGGTCGCTTGCACAAGAGCTGCGTCATCTGAAATGATCGGCCTGGCCGGTGTCTCGTTCGAATTCTTGAGATCTGTGAATGGCTTCGGTTTGGGCCTTCCTTGCAGAAACTGCTACTCGGGCCGTTTCGGCTGCCGCTTTGGCTTCTCTGCTAGCCATGACGGCGCCACCAATGCCTCCAGCAACCGCCCCGACGACAAAACCAACCGCACCGGTCAACCAAGAAAAAATGCCGCCACCCGAAGCGGCACCGATAGTAGCCCCGGTAGCAGCGCCGGCACCGGCACCCTTCAGCGCACCAGTGGCAGTCTCCCCCCGAATATCCGAGGTTTCAGATTTGGTGAATTCGCTGCCCATCAATCATCCAACTGGTTTGACCAGACTAACATCTAGTAGGTTTTCTTTGAGGGTTTCATGCCATCCGGACCATCGACGAGTTCGGTATCGCCGAATGCGTCTTCTTCTGAAGGCTCGCCCACCTTTGCTTCTCGAGTGATCGCATCATCCAGGTTCTTCTTTTCGTGCGCATCGATCACAATGTTCCGACCACCAACGAACACAAACTTGATTTGGTCTACTTTTTTGTTGTAGGCCGGGACTAAGGGGGGGTTGTGAAAAACTCGTTCGGCCAGGTAGAGCCGGATGCCGATGTTGTGAACACCAGCGGCAAGTTCCAGCTGCTTCACAACACTGAATTGCTTTCTGGTGATGTGTGTATTCAACCCACAGGAAGTGCGCAGATACCTGGTGGTAGAGGAATACCCGGTGTCGTTCACAGCCAGCCTAAACTTGCAGGCTTCCTTTTTCTCGAATGTAGTCTCGACACCAGTGATGCCGCCGTATTCAAACGCAAACCACGATGCCGTGACGTCAACAATGCAATCCCTCATCAACTTGACGCTGGCAGTCAGGCCGGGAATGTACTGCCAGCTTTTTGCCGAGTGCGCTGCGGAGAAATGAGCGCCCTCATTGATGATGTCATTGAGAGTTCGGCGGTAATGAACCTGTGAGCTGACGAGCTCAGTTCTCGGTGCCGGAGCTCCGTAAAAATCTGGTGCCCAGATGTGGTTCGTTTCGACCCAGGGTTCCGTGCTGATCGGGTTGCCTGGCCCTTGAATCTCGTAGGATGTGTCTATTCCGTAGTTTACGAAGTCCTCGAGAGTATCGATCTTGTCGTGTAGGTCAGATGCTGACGTCGTTGTACTGACAGTCACCTTAGGAGTATTGGTGCCCATTTCATCTCCTATAGACTGTAGAGTTGAAGTTCAGCCAACCAATGTACACCTTTGGCGTATCAAGGTAGGTATTGCTGGGAACCGAGGTGATCTGCAGGTCCGCATTAGCAGCACGATAGGCAATTCGAAATTTGTGACCTGGTCTACTGAGCTCCCCCGGCTCTACCAAGTGAACGATCGTGCAAGTCTGTTCTGTTGGGGTGTCGCCCTTAGGGTTACTTTCCCAATTGAATCCATACTCATGCAAGTACGTTGTAGTGCCAACCTGGACGGGCCAACCATAGCTTTCGTCTGAATACATGTAAGAGATTTGAAACGTCCTCTGGGTATTGTTCAACTCATAATAATTCTGGCCATCTCCGTATTGCAAGACAAACGAGATAACAGGAACGGTACCATCCTTATAGCGTTCACCGTTTGCTAGCATGTAGAACTGAAAAGACGCTCGGATGATGAGCGTATCTCCCTCACTTGAGAACCAGCTCGGAACGATAATGGCATCGGCTCCGGTGGTCTTTACAGGCAAGAAATTTAGCGTAGGTGAATGCGGAACCCACCCAGCACCGCTTCCAGATGTATAGGCGGTTGGTGGCTTGCGAACGACTGGGCCAAACACTCTCTGGTCCAACCCTTGAATCCTGACATTGTCACCGTTGATTTGCTTGGATGCATCGTTCCAAGACTCAATGGTGTCGTTGACATCCTCGATATTGAGAGAACCACCCTCGGTGATGTCTTTGATTGTGACTCTCGCCATTATCTCTTCCTGATGTTTACGATGAGTTCTCTGTCATAAACCTTCAGACCTCTATCGTACTGAATCTGGTCAGAGCTGGTGACCTTATGCCCGATAGAGTAGAAGTCCGTGAATGGTGCCATTCCGCTAGCGACGGCAACTTGCATTTCAGCTCTTACGACTACCGAGCCGGCCGGAAGCGGTATCGCGGCAGTCAGATGAAGCGAACTGTTAACCATTGTATTCGATGACCAGCCACTTTCCGCCACGACAGTGTTGTTGGCTACCAGCCTAAAACGAACACAGGTATGAACGTGGTGCCAATTCCGATGAATGCGATCACCAAATTGGTTCCATTTTTTTCCTTTTTTAAGTAGGTCCTCCAATGAGGGGCTGAAGGCCAATCTGGCCCAGTGCCACCGACATCCGAAATCAATGATGTACAACGCATCGTTAGCTACCTCCCCCTTAACGGTTGCCAGATCGTCGGATTCGCTACCGCTTCTAGCGGTCCACCCGGGAAAACCATAGTCGAAATCCCAATCACGATATGAGCCATAGGTAAGAAAGCTGTTGAATGCTTTCTGCTTTACGTACTCCATCCCAAGAGACAGCTCTCTGAAATTATCGCTGTCGAGATACCCGTTGAACTCATTGGCAATCTCACTGACGTTATCCAGCCAGTCTTCCGGCCTGGTTACATCACCGTCTTCGAACCACTCTTGTTTATACCGCCAGGCGCACATCGCTATCTACGCTCCGGGGCCAGGGCTTCATTGAGTGATTTGATCTTCCGCTGCTCACCAACCTTCGCTTCGATGTCGTATCCAATGACATGCATGCGGCGCCCAGCGCACTGAATAGAGAACTGAAATTCCTTCACTGGTCCCTGGCTGTCTGCCGCCACATCGAACCGAATGACTGTTGGCCTGTGCTTAGACCACTTAGCCGCAGTCGTCACAGCGCTCGAGCCCCAAACAGCTGTACCCCATACATCGAAACGGTCATTCGGATCTTGCTGGTCTGCCGCCTGCCTGGTAGCTCGCAACTCGTCCAGGGTTCGATTGATGCGGTAGTTCAGCGTCATATCGTTGTTGCCCATGCCAATGGCGTACACCATGACATGAGCTGGCTGAACGGTAGAAAAGACACTTCCAAATGCAATCGGTGTCGTTTCGTACCTGGTGGCCAGCGCTGTTCCGTTCTTGGTTTCGACTCCACGGGTGTACACCATGATTCCGTATGGAGCTAGCGACATGGCCACATAACCATTCATGTTGCCCCAATAAGCGCCGGCCGCGTCGGGGGCTGATTGATCCGACCCAAAGAATAAGTATCCGCGATGGTCTTCAGAGCACACCATGCAATTGATTGGAAAGTTTTCCCGAACTGACCAGGAACCAACCTCGTAATGGAAAATCAAGACCAGATCGTTTTTGTGGCTACCCGTTGTAGGAACAGCCAGCCAATACTCTTTGTTTTTGTGGTAAATGGCAGAAGCTGATTTCATGACTGCCGATGTATTGATTTTGGCAATCTGGTCTGGAATCGGAGTGCTTAGGTGGACAAGATTGGTTTCCGTTCCTGTATTCTCCAACGCGCCTTCCAACATCATGACGCCTTGTTCCGAAAGAAACACTGTGCCCAGGCTAGGAATTTCAGCAATGGAATTCGGCGCTACACAACCAGCGTCTTGGGTTAGCGTCTCGGTGTAAAATCCATTGAACGTGTCTCCCTTGACGAGGTAGATGCCACGACGCTTGAAGACAACCAAAGCATTCTTGGTGGCCTTCATGCCTGTGATCGGACCGCCAACGGAATCACCAATGTTGAAGGTATTGTCGAGCGGAAAAACTTCGGGCATCAACGGCGCAGAGAACCGGAGCAGGTTGTCGTTGGAACCAGCGGCAAACATGGTGTTCTTGAACACAGCGATGTAGGCCGCATCGCTTGGAAATGGCCCAAAGTCACTCTCATCGAGCAAGCTGCCAAGCTGGGTATCCGGAGCTCCATCAAGAAACCCAGTAGTGGCGTTGTCTTGAATCTCTCTAACAAAATAGTACTTCGTACCCCGGCTAAGACTCACCAGGTTTCCGTCACTGTCCATCTGCTGCCGCGTTCTATAAACCCGCCTGGCGACAACTTCTGGGCCACCAGTAGGAATCTGGAGCCAGATGAGGCCCCGGCCACCTTTTTGGCAACCAGACTTCGATCTTTCGAAGTTGCCGGTGGCGCCGCCGTCTGTAGACTGTTCACCAATTCCGTTGCGAATCTGAACGCCGTCTGTTGGAATGGATGGCGGCGATTCCTGGCCGCGCTCATTCACAAACGTGACCCTGTATTGGTAGAGATCCTTTCTCAGGAACTGTGGATCGATAAGGTGGTTGGGTTCGTAATTGATTGGGTTTTCCGGAATGTGCTTGTAGCCAAGACCAAGGCCCGGAATCTCGTTGAAAAACACGGCACCATTTTTTGCGTCGTCGCCGCCGCCGTCTAGTTCCGTGCGCATTCTGAGGCCGGTAACGACCCAGTCCCTAAGGTCGCCCCCGCTGCCGGTAGCGTCCACTGTGTTGTGAGCTTCATGCTGTTCCGGCCAGCCACAAGAGGTTGCGGCGAACTCATAGTTTGTTGAGCCTTGACCCTGGGCGGGAGCTGTATGGAATCCCGCCCTTTCGACTTTCTCGCCGTCGAACACCAACGGCTCGTTGAGGCCATTGACCATGTACAGGCGCCCACCCCAGACTTGGTATTGAGTGCCAAAACCGAGGGGGTCGAACTGTCGTTTAGTGATGTTGTTGGTTGTCGAAAACGAGGAATCACCCGTGTAGTTGATCTGCTTTAGATCCCTCCATGGGTTGTCATACGGTGCCCGCGCCCCGTCGAAAGCGCGAAGCCGCCCATTTTCGGTTTCGTAAACCATCCACTGCCGAGCTCCGTTGTGTTGAGCAAACCAATGAATGCTGGTGATGCTGTATCGGTTCCCGAAAAGGGAAAAGGGATTTCCAGAACTTTCGAGCGCCCCTTCCTTTCCAGTCCCTTCCGTAGTGAACTTGGTTGCGATCGCACGATAGCCGCCAGAGTCCTTCCACCCATCCTTTCCGTCCCACGTCATGTCGCGGATCAGCTCGGCCTCGTTGGGCTCTGGAACCCAGCGCTCGTTCATTCCGCGAAGTTGTAGAACCTGAAAGGTTTGGGTTTTCATTCTTAGGCCTTAGAAGGGGTTCCCCAGCGCTCACTCTGGAAGAGTTTGTCGTCAAATCCGCGCCGGATGAACTGCCTGGCCTGGCGAGCCAACCACTTGTCCTTCATGGCTCTCAGCATTTCACGAGATCGGCGCTCATAGAGCTGAGACTGCCCGATCATCCCGTGTTGCATGCAGATGTCCTCGAGAGACTTGTAGACGAGCAAGTGGTGGTATTGAGTAGGCCATTCCGGAACATCAAAGTCCGCCTGCATTCTCTGCACAGCTGCTGCGTATCGAATCTCCACAGCGATGTCAGTACCGGCGGTGTACCAGGCCCGGATGTGTTGAACCGGTTGGAGGGAATAGAGCGTGAAGTAGTCATCGTGATTGTAGACATCCAGCTTGCCGGTTTCGCCACTGTTTCCGATAAGGATCTCGTCGTCGGTGAATCCCTTGAGTGCAGAAGTCAAAGAAGCAATACGAACCCATCTACCAGAATTCGTCTTGTCCCGTCGGTACAGGTTCTTGTACTTTCCGGACAATACAAGCGCCCCCGATCCCGCACCGGTATCTGAGTCCCACCACTGGGTATCCTCCAGCCTATCGACAGTAATCTGTGGGTTTCCAGTTGAGTTGGTTGTCGCGGTCGCAACAAGCGATGGTGGGCTTTCGATTCCTTCAAAATCAAAGGTATAGCAGTACTCGTATTCGTTGCTGTTTTTCAATGCTGTCGTGGGGGAAACGCTCGCTGTACCAACCGTTAGGTTTGGTGCCTCAATAGGAGCTCTGGTCGTCATGTGATCATCTTCGATGAACAGAATCGGATCGCCCGTGGTGTCCCGATCAAGGTAGTGCTCTTCTTCCTTTCGGCGGTCGATGAACATCAGGCGCCCGCGATCATCAGCGCGGCTCATGATTCCAAGAATCTCGGAGCATTGTGTGGGCAATGCGTATCGGCGGAACTCTACGCTCCATGATGTGGTAGCGGTAGTCGTCGGTATCTCTTGGGTGACGTACATGGCGGTGGTGGTGGTCACCTTTCCGATGGTGTACTCGTCTCCACCAATAATGAAGGTCTGTCCTTCCCAGCTGGCGTCAAATGTCGTATTGACTCCAACCACCAGGCGGTTGTTTCCAGCGGCCACTGCGGCCGTAACGCCAGCGCTTCCCTCAACCTTGGCCTTGAGGTTCATGTCCTCGGCCTTTTGGAGAAACAGCCAGGGGTACTGGGCGCTAATGCGGATGTAGTGCCGATTCACAACGCGTGAAACCTGGTCCCGGTAGGCCGCGAGATCAGGGTTGTAGTCCAGCGCACTGTTGACTTCTTGCCTGAGCTCTTTGAAATTCACAGTGCCTCCTAAAAGAAATCCGGCGACCAGGGTGATTGTACCCCAGCCGCCGGATGATTCCGGAGAGGATGAGAGTCTCCGGGGTGGTGTCGAGGCGGTGGCCTAAAAGAAGCCCTGGTTGATGATCATCACATCGGCCTGGTTGCTGGCGGCGAGAACGAGGCAAACGCCACAAGCATTCCCGACATCAGATGCTGTCGTCAGGACCGCCCGTCCAGCCGAGGTGGCATCGACAATGAGCCCAGCACCAGCAGCCACACTGGTTGCAACATTTGCGCTGGCATATTTGCCCGCAATCTGGATGGTGAGATATCCAGCGGCGGTGGTGGTCTCGGTTGCAACACCGAGGACCGCCATGTTTCCGTTGGCGACAGCGCCAGCTGTCGTCACAGACGCGCCAACACCGTTCAGGTCGTAGTCGGTCACTCCGGTTCCGGTTTCAAGATGAACCCAGTCACCAGCGGTGATTGCCCCCGTGCCGTACAAGGTCACATACTTCTTTGGAAAATGGTCGTTTTCGCCGCCAGGGCCACCATCAATTTTATGAACTGCCATGTTTCAATCCTCCCTCTTTTGATTGATTGGGCTGTTGGGAGGGCTGGGGACGGAATGCCCCCAGCCCAAATGTTGACCTAGAAGGTTTCGAGGTCGAAAGCGATTCCGCTGGAACCAAGGTGCTTGGCAAGCAGCTGACCACGCACGCGCAACTTGGCGGCGCGAACATCGTACTCACCAGACACGGTCTCGAAATCGGACAGGTCAAAGTAGCCCGCCGGATCCCACAGAACGTGAATGTCGTCCAGGTTCAGGAAGTAGAAGCTGATGGGATCTGCTGTGGTGTTCGTACCAGCAACAGGCATGTTGTATTCGACATCAATCTGAATGCCGTCCCACAACTGGACCATCCGGCCACCGTCGAGCGAGCTCTGATCGACGTAGCGCTCCTGGGCCGACAGCGAACGCTTGAGGTTCTTGAATCCACTTCTGGAGGCAAGAATCACGTTGGGGGGTCCGGAGGGGCTGACCGCGTTGATCTCGACCATGAGGTCGTAGAGTCCCGCCAGGCCATTGGCGTTGAAAGATGCACCACCGTCGAAACGCTGGTTCACCCAACCGGTGCCGGTAGTGATTTTGGCGATGCCTCCAACCGTGTTGGTTTGAGCTGTGGTGGCCAGTTCCTCGAGGAAGCCGGTGTTGGCGGCACCAAAGTTGCCATCAACGCCATTGAGGGTCGACCAGTCTTCCCAACCGACGACGGAGCCCTGAACGATTTGCTGCACAAAGTCACGCTTAAGGGCATTCGCGGTCATCTTGACGCGAGACTCGAGGATGGACAACACAGCGGCATCGCCCTGGTTGATCATCTCTTCTTCTGCCGAGATGGCCACAGGCCGCACAACGTGTCCCCACGAGTACACGGCCGGCTGGAACACATCGGACACAGACAGGTTGATTCGCTCAAAACCGGTCTGCATGCGGGTGGTCGAGGAGTGCTCGCCAGTTCCGATGGGCACTACGATACGGGTACCACCAGCTTGGGTCGGGTTGCCCTCGCCGTGGACACGAGCAGATGCGTCAAGAAACGCCACAGACTCATGCAGGGTATCGCGCCACTCCTTCGCCACGATATGCATCGTGGTAGAAAGAAGTTCATTTCCAATGGTTAGGGTGGTAGTGGCCATGGTCTAGCGTCTCCGGGGGAGGGAAAAGGTGGTGTCAGGACCGAATCTGTCTATCTATCGTCTTTGCGGCTTCTGGGTTTGCTTGAAGCCACTGGGCGATAGCATAAGCTCCTCGCTTTTGGACATCAGGCGGAATGGTAGCAGAATCTGGCGTGCCGCTGGCGACATTTCTTCCAATGCGCTTGGCGGATTGCTGCCTTGCTCTCGTTTCACGCGCAGATCGAGCCTGCTGGTCGGCAATCATCTGCTGGGCTTTCACCAGCTGATAGGCGTCTTGCGTTGAAACAGGATTGCCAGCCTGGGCTCGATTGCGAACGAGCCCGACAACAGCCTTCTTGAAAGACGGCTTGCGCATTTCCGGGTGGCCGCTGACAAAATCAAGATAGGCGCTCTCGCGTCCCTTTTGATCCGCTGCATCCTTCATCGGAGACAAGATGGTGTTCAAGCCCTGCGCGATTCCACGCTGAATGCGAGCATTAATGCCTTCTTCTGTGAAGACATCGGGCATTTCAGTGTCGGGCTGGTTGAGAATCGATTGGACCTTTGGGTCATCGATCAGCGCAGCGAACTCGGATTGACGACGAGAAAACTCTCGCTCTGCCTTGGCCAGGCCCTGCTCCCGGTCTTCGGTTTCGCTCCGAATGGACGACATTTCCCGAAGGTGTCGCTGCTCCTGCTTCTTCCGATCGATGCGGAAGTTGTGGAGAATGCGGCGGGCTACAGTCGGGAGCTCCTTGATGTGGTCCTCGGTGATGTCACCGTAGAAACCATCATGCTCCAGCTCTTCGATTTGACCGAGCTCACTGTCGAGCGCATTGAAAACATGCTTGGCGCCCTCATCAATAGGTGGCGCGGATTGCTGCTCTTCTGGCGACTCGTCTACTTGCGCAGTCCCGTACATGCGGTTGATTTCCGCATCGGCCTGGTCGTCCGTATATTCAGGTGCAGCAACAGGCTCGTTTGTTTCAGAAGATGAAAGGGCCTGGTCGTCGCCTGTAGTAGCAACAGATTCAGTAGGCTCTACAGGTTGTTCTGCATTTTCAATCTGCGTGTCTTCCACAAATCACCTAGTCGTATTGGGGACGACTCTACCACCCCCATTATAGTCGGCGCAACTTATGTCAAGTTCTGCGCCAAGAGCTCATCTTCTTCTTCAAATCCACCAGGAGGTGGCGGCATTTCTTCACCCTCGGGAGGTGCTCCCGGGCCAGCCGCCCCCATAGGTGCTTGCATGGCCTCTGCCAAGTCCTTGTCCTTGGCCATTTTCCGCATATTTGCGGATGCCTTCCGAAGTTCGGCGTCACTCGTGAGTTCCATGGGTTCAAAGCCATGCTTCTCATAGAATGAACCGTCGCCGACGATCTTCAGGGCTTCTGTGAGCGCTACCAGCGGCACAAAAATCTCTTGGGGCAGCGGGTTCGGCCACTTTGCGCCGCCTCCCTCCGGGGGTGCCCACTCAACATCAGGCAACTCGGAGCCCGCCAAGGCCTCCAAGGTGTCGTTGAAATCACCAATCAAGGTATCGATTGCCTTGGTGCTGTAGGGCTTCTCCGGCTGCGGCGCGGCTGCAGCCATCACGTCCCCACGCATTTCAGCGTTGCCGGCCTCAAGCTCGGCGAGCTCTTCTGGAGTCGGCTCGGGTCCACCAGGCGCAGCACCTGGTCCACCAGGCGGCATCGGGGGTGCGCCGGCAGGGGCTCCGGGGTCACCAGCGTAAGGCAGTTGTTGTCCGGTGGCGGGATCGATAGGCATTTGGTGTCTCCCTAGAGGCGTCCCTGATCTTGAGCTTTTCTCAGCTCTTTGAACCCAGGGTGGTTATCGAGTTTATCGCAATAGTCTTCGTATTCTGCAGTTTCTTCTGCAACACGAGTATCCCACTTTGAGTACTCGCGCTCAACGTCATAATCGCCCTCTACTGGAGTAAGGCCGCGCTCCTTGCAGATTTGACGCCTGTGCGCCTTGTTTTTGAGCATGACCCCCAATCCACGGTCGTAGTAGGGAAACTGCTCACCCCAACGATCGATTTGAACCGACGGCACCCAAGTGGAATGACCCGGGCACTTCGGGCACTCTTGCCCGTCATGCACGGATTCGCCCTCGGAAAAATCAATGATTTCCTCGAAAACCTCTCCACAATCTCTGCATCGAAAATCATGCAACGCGAGACCCCTGTAGTTCGAAACGTCAGTAGAACGATTCGCCCAGCCATTGTTCTTGGCCACCGTCAAGCGATACCTGGCCGCATCTCCACACTCCCGACAAACAATTGATGCGGGTCGATTTTCTTGAGACGAGATGTGCTCCGTCTCGTGGTTCGCGGGGCAAAAGAAACTATACAGGGCCAACTGGGCCTCCAGGGGGCGGCGTTGGTGGTTGCTCGGCAGGCGGCTGCCCTGCGGGTTGTTGCTCTGCACCACCGCTCACCAACTGTGCGATAACCTCTGCTTGCTGCTCGGGGGGCAGTTGTTCAATCTGGTCAAGCATCTGCTGGACCTTTGGATCGTCCGCAAAGACTTGCCTCAACTGGGCAATGGCTTGTTCGGGTGGCAACTGCAATAGCGCATCGAGGCTACCGCCCTGTTGCGGTTGCGCGGCCTCGGCCATTTCTGCGTCCTCGGGGGACATTTCTTCCTGTGTTTCCTTCTCCTCATCAGTGGCTGCTTCCATCTCTTCTGGATGCAAATCGCGGGGGAGATCGAACCTTTCAGCAATCGTCTTCATGTAGTTTCTGGCAAAGATCCCCATGGGTCCGCCCTTCTGGGCTTGATCCCACAGCGCCATGTACGGCTCGAGAAGGCCGATCAGGTTCTGCTGCATGGCCGTATCGTTTAGCGGCGTTCGGCCACCCTCGACAAAGCTAATCTCGAAGTTGGCGTCCAGATCCTCAACCGAAACCTCGACCATGTTGTTGCGATCGCGTAGCACCAAGGCCTGTGCCTCAACAGCAAGATCAGTCTCTTCGTCTTCTTCAGGGCGAACATCATCAGTCTCTTCGTCTTCCTCGGGGCGAATATCTTCAATCTCTTCATCATCAACATGAGGAGCTGCGGAACCTTCCTCCTCTGCCTCCTCTGCCGCCTCTTCTTGTTCCTCGACGTCTTCCTCGCCAGGCGAGCCATCTTCGTCAGCGATGGCACCCACTTCCGCGAGCTCGACTTCTTGCTCGTCATACGCGCCAGCTGAATCACCAAAATCCTGCATGGCCGCAATAAGCGCACGAAGCACTACGCGAACAATATCTGCCAGCCATTCATCCTTGATCATGGCGTGCATACCAAAATCGGATTCTGTGTACTGCTGAACTGTTTGCACTTCGAATGCGGTGGCCTTGGTTACAATGCCTCGTGCTGACGGGGAAGTGCCAATCGCACGATCCAAATCGTGCTCTACTTCCTTAAGATACCGATCAATGTTTGCAGAGATGGGTGCGGTAGGAATCGGGTACACCGCCTCAGACAGCGGGCGCTCGAAGTCTTCAGAAACCTGCAGAATCAAGCCATCACTACCTTCTGTCAGTTCCGTGAGCTCATCGGAGTTGAACGTCCCCTTGCGCGTGACGTACTGCCTGGTGTCCTTGCGGGTGGCCATCGCCATGAACGATCGGTAGGCGTTCAACTCCTGAATCTGCGGAAGGATGCGCGTCGAGTGCGCTACTCCACGCAGCGGAAACTCAGGCTCATGGTTGAATACCAAAGGAACAATATGTGGAAGTGGCGTTCCGTCTGGAGACGCAAAGGGCAGCGGACCCATCCATATCGGAACCTTGGACATCTCTCCCTGGCCGAGGACGTAAATCTCTAGACGACCTTGGTAGGTGATGGAATCATCGTGATCGTCCTTGATGGTGTCTTTCAGATTGCACACCTCAAGCACGCGCACGAAGGCACCCTCATCGCTTGGGGCTTTCCGCTGGTTTTTTCGAAAACTACGGGTTTGGTTGCTAGATTCTGACAGGCCGGAAGAATCAAGAAAGTCCTGCCTCGAGGTCCCCACCAGGTCCTCAAGGTCGTATTCCTTTTCTACTTCCTTCTTGGGTTGGTAATAGGCGTGGCAGCGGAATCTCTCATCTGCCGCGTCAGTCACGTCGGAATCAAGCACCATCTCCCACCATGGGATGACGCGAATCCATACTCTGTCGAGCGCAGAACCATGCCCAGGGTGGTACCCAACTTTCCCTCCGCAACCTGGATACAGAAGCGCCTGGCGCAATCCAGACATGATTCGACTGTGGATTCTTGCGGAACTCAAAAGTCTGTTCGTCGCCAACTCTGCTTTGTCTGGCTCGCCGGTACCATCCGGATCCGCACCAAAGACGGCTCGGTTTGCTCGTGGGTATAGAGCTCCGAGATAGGAACTCAATACACCCCACAACCTGTTCACCTCTACATCAACACCTGTGGGCTGGTTCTTGTCGTCCGTCTTCTTGTCGCCGCGAATATGCTCCCAGTAGCGAGTCATGTAGGCGGCTTTTGCGAGCGCCCACTGGGGCCTTCCATGGCGCATGCGCTTGTCGTGCGCCTTGAGCTGTTCCATCACCAGTAGCGGCGAGAGCGCATCATCGTCGAAATCGCTGAGCTGATATTCGGGCATCAGTGCGGCCTATTGGCAGAAGCAAACGGGTTTCGGTGGGCAACATAACGACGCCGGCCACCAAGCGGAAGTATCTTAGCCTGCGGCAGTGTTCTGCGGTTCCACTCGGCTAGCATAATCGCATCCGCATGATCATCATGGTAGCCATCTTGGCCCTCGATTTTACCGATAACCTCGCGGATGTGCATCAGTTCCTGAACGGTGGAAGAATCATTCAGGGTCATTGCGTCACTATTTACCATTTGGCGCAAATGCGCATACCCCTCTTCCTTCGCTCCTCGAGTAGTCGTCCAATACTTTGGGGTCTTGTAGGCTACACGACCAGGCGGTGCTGGTTTCGTCCATAGCGGAATGCCTGCCTTGATGAATTCCCGCAGGACGACAGTGCCTGCCCCGCCGGGGTTGGACTCGATAAGCGTTCTGGCCTTGTTGAAATGCATGGCCAGCTCGGCTGCTTTGGTGGCAAAGAGAATCTCACCGCCCATGTTCATAGACAACGTAGCGACCTGCCTTCCGTCATGAGAAAGCACTTGGGCCACCGCATAGTCCCCACCGTTACACCAAGATGGGTCAACACCCATTGAATAGGTCATGCCGGGCTCTGGCCGCTCGTATATTCGAAGTTCGCCCTCTCTTGGTCGTATGCTTGAAAGAACCTCGTTCAGGTAGTCAGAATCGAACCAAGAGCCATCAAAATGGGCGAACCCGTCTTCAACTGTAAGGGGATACTCACGGCGGAAATTGGTAATGCCAATTCCATCTACACCGTGGATCTTGTGATGCCGCCAGTACAACTGATTGAGAGTTAGCCCGTGGGTTTGGGCAAGATCATATTCTTCCTGATCCGGCTCCCAACCAGGTGCGGGCTCTCTTGCATAGGACGAATGATCGCACCATCGGAAAAATCGAAACTGAATGCTAGTGTCGCCCTGCCGCTGCGCCTCAATCGCCGCAAGTACCTTCTCATGAAAGAGATTTCCTGGTCCATTCGCCGTCGATAGGATGATGCTCTTGAGGTGCGGTCCCTCGTGCATGGTCGACGTGATTGATGCCCAGACTTCATGAGCATTCGGCCAGAACGCGAGCTCGTCGGCGTGTAGTCGCTGGTAGGTCCATGCTCTACCCTGGCCGCGACCACCGGCAGTCAGGCATCGGAACCCCGCCTGCGTATCCGAGAAGATCAACTCCTTTCGGTTGGATCTGTCCGTGTCGCGCTGCATGGCATGCGGCAATGACCGGTGGAAGTGCTTGAACTTGTCGAAAATGGCATCAGTCGTGTCATAGGTGTGCGCAACCACCAATGTTCGCACTGGATCCGTGGCCCAGTAGGTGTAGTCGTAGTTGTAGGCGCATGAAACGGTGGTATCGCCGATCTGCCTGGGCTTGTAGTGGATGATCGTCTTGGCATCGGACATAAAATCGTCCAATGCAAGCACTTGCTCTGGAAATGGCGTATCAAACCTTCTCTCCTGGCCTTTTTCGTCCACGAGCTTCAGCCTGGCGATGAATTCCCGTGGGTCATCAGCCAGCGCTTGGATGCGCCTGTCCAGATCGGGGTGCATTAGGCCTCAGCAGATGGAAGCCGCCATGCCCCGCCCGCACTGTCGCGCCCGAGGTAGTCTTTGAGTTCTTTGGTTTCTTCTTTGGCTTGTACAATCTCGGCATTGTGGAAGCGCACGCGAGCGAAAATCTTGTACGCCCACTCTTCTCCTTCGTGCATGGCCTGCAGTACGCCATCCCACCACTTGTTGTCCATCATCCGGAGCTCTTCGTCCGAAATGGGGTCAACCTCTGGGAACTCTTCGTAGAACCAGGCCAGAAATCCAGCCTTTTTGACCCACTGCCGCCAATCACTCGAGCCAACTGGGTGCTTCTTCAGCTTGTCGGCGTTTGATTTCAGGCACTCGGTGTACCAGCGGCTCTTGAGAAAGATTCCGTTGGTTACGCAGTGCCTAACATGCCTGCGAAATGCCTTTTGCCGGTCCGTGGGTTCGAAGTTGTAGGCTTCTGGATCGATCCATTGCACAACTTCAGATGGCCGATCGCCTTTTTTCGTGGTGTCCATTGGCGTCTCCGTTTGTTACCATATTTACCATGGCTAACACCAAGGACAAGCCAAAGGCTGGAGTTGACTACCTTCCGGCGGGCGAAATCTACGAAAAAGTGCTGGCAGACAGCAAGGCTGGCGGGGATAGCTTCGAGAAAGACCCGGACGGCTATATGGTCCGATTGACCAACCGATTTGCCGAAGCATACCGAACATTCAGCGCTAGTCCTCGTCCAGATACGGAAGATACCCCGGACGGGGAGAATCAGGACCCAAATCAGGATTGAACAGGTATTGCTGTAGCAATTCTTCGGTCTCTGCCTCTCGTTTCTGCCAGGCGTCGTACCGAATCCGCTCTGCCGGAGACATTTGGTTGAGATCGACAGTATGGGTGCGCCAGTACTCTTCTTCGGCAAAACGAGCCTTAGCTCCAGCCTCTCGTTCTATCGTGCGTTCTTGGTATACATCGTATGGCTCTCCCGCTGTCCGCATCAGCGGAGGAGTCATGCCCGTCGGCAATTTGAAGCCCGTTGTTTCGACTAGCAAATCGAGTGGCGTCCACTTTACGGCTGTCGGAAACGCACTGGCGACAGACCTAAGAACAGGCTTGGTAAGGCTGGTTTTAGGTGCTATTGGGGGCGGTAGGCGGGGAATCACATGCTTTGGTCTGCCCAGCCTGACCCGTTCCACAGCTGGCTTGTAGGAATCGATCACCCCATCGATCACTTGAGCGATTCTTTCCTCGGGAACCCCGGCGCGTTTAGCGCCTTCTTGGATCTTCTTGATCATTTGTTCACGATCGAGAAGCCCGTGTTCACCAAACACCGTGTTGGCGTCCTCCCAGATCATACGTCGAGTCGATTCATCCAACTCGTTTAGGGTCATTTGGACCAGGTTGCGTTCTGCTGGCGCAATAGGCGCAGGTGCTTCTGGGGCTGGAAGACGGGGGGCTTCTGGTGCGGCGGTTGGTTGTTCGGCTCTGGCGCTCGGAAACGTCCCCATGCTGGAACGGGTCCATCTGCCAGTAGGCTCGCCTGGCCGATCAACCGGATCGCCATAGTAGTCGGCATACCAGTCGCTATGTCCGGCCTCTTTTACATGCGCCTGAATGGCGCGGACCCCGTCGGCACGACTAGTTCCTCGATAAATTAGCTTTTGGTTCTGATCGTGGATCTCAATGTGATCGGCAAACCCCTCAAGAGGCTCGATGAACACTTTGTACTCGCCAGTGAACGATGGGGCCATTGCACCACTGGGCGCAGGTGCTTCTGGGGCTGGAAGACGGGGCGCCGGAGGTTCTACAGCAGGTAGAGCTTGCGCCCTCTCCCAGGCGTCAATAATTTGTTCGGCAGACGCGCCACCCGCGTCTCGAAGCGTTCCAGCTTCCAGGGCTTCCTGGGCCATTTGAACAAGGCTGAGAGGATTTTTTAGAAACTTATAGGCCCGCTGTTTCTGAATACGACCAGACATCTCCACATGCACCATCTCGATCTCGCTCTCAATCAATTCGGCTGCATTCGAAAACGGATCATGCATCTTCAGTTTCGCCTGCAAAGCCTCCATCTTCGCGTCCAGGTCCCTAAACCCGATATTGACTTCCGAACCCAACACCTCAACCGTGGTCAAGACTTTCTTGGCGGCCACAGGCTCCCAGACGCCACCAGGCTCCATCAACCCAGGAATGTCGCCAACGCGCTTGTAATCTCCAGGCAAGTCTTCCACGCTCATGAAGCCCAGCATCTTTCCGTCCGGACCCTCAACTGCAACCGAATGGGGAAATCCACGGTTCGCCCGGTACCGGTAGCCTTGCTTGTGCTCTGAAATCTTCTTGTCCGGAACACGCACCGCCTCGCCCTCGCCGGTCCAGCGAAGATCCGGGTCATCCAGGCGCATGCCCGCCTTTGCTACCGCCGCGTCTCCAGCTGCTGTTGCGTGCTGTCTCGCAACATGCGTCTGCAAAGATCCAAAGCGCTCAATCGCCTCTGATATCGCCTTTTTCGCCGCAGGATCGTTCGTGTACGATTTCTCCACAGCCCAATCCACGCGCTTTTGAATCTCATCCACCTCTTGCTCAATGCGCTTCACCAACTCCTCGGACATCAGATCACGGCCACCTGGCCAAGTATCAAACACTTGCTGGCGAAACGACTGGGCCAGATTCCCAACAGACCGATACCCAATGCCAATACGCTCGGCTTTCAATGCCTCAATCGTCTGTTTCGCCGCATCGCCAGGCATGAACCGGGCGCCCTCCAGCTGCTGGACGCGAACCTCTGCCTCGTGGCTCTCGAGCAGATCCTTCGCTAGTTGTTCCAACTCTTGCGCCAGATCTCCAGAAGAAAGACCCGCATGCATGCGCAACTCACGCGTTTGGCGGGAAACGTCTTTGAATGCCCGGTAGGCGTCATCACCCATGCTCTGGCGAAGAATCTCATCTGCCAGCGCAAAGTCTGCTTGTGAAACGCCCTTAAACGGACTCGGTGCTTCCATGTTGATGAGCGCGGCTTCCATTGCTCCGCGACCTTCCGGGCTCGCTGTAAGGCTTGGAATGGGCGGACGGCCCGGCACGGTGGTCTTCACTGCCTTGTTGAGAAACGTGTTCTTCCAAAATGACGGCGGCGGGCGGACATCAGCCGGATCGCTCATGTGACTCATCACCACATCATCAATGTACTGAAACGCCCGGTCCATATCCGCAACATGGATCGAACCATCGTCCAGCCTGGTGATGCCGTGTTCGGCCATGTCCTCAAGGTCTGCCCGGTTCATCGTTTCAAACCACCGGGCCTCACCAGGCGTCAGCTTATCGACCACGAACACACTGTGCGGCTTGCCGCGTGCTCTTTGACGAGCGTTTGCGGCCACGTCAGTTTCTATGTCAAGCAGCTCCTGCTGTTCCTTCAACTCATTGGTGATCTCGACCAGGCGCTGCTCTTGGCGGTTCCAATCTCCTGTTCCACTTCCGCGACCTCTTTCGGGGTCCGGGCCCATGTCAAGCAATTCAACACGTTCCGATTCAAGGTCTTCCATTGCCACCATGATGTCCAGCGAACGCTCTTGAATATCATCCGCAATCGGTCCTACTTCTTCGGCAAGTTGACGCTCCAATCCAGACGCCAACCCCTTCGTCAACTCCAGGGCTGGCCAACCCAAGAACACACCAGTCTCTTTGGGGATCTCCGTGGTGGCCTCGAGCGCTTCCTCGTCTTCGCTACGTCTTATCGGGTGTGGAGGGTGGTCTGGAGGGGGGTGCGCCCGTGAGTTGGGCCCTGGTCTGCTGCTGGAAACTCGCTGGAGGCGCCCCAAGTGGTTCGTAGCCAGGCTGTTGCTCCACCCAGTTTTTCTGATCAGCGGTCCACTCTAGTTCTTTCCAATCCTTAGGGGTCATCGTGGAACCCTCGCCGACTGGCCTGGACTCGAGCAGAGATAGAACTGTCCCAACAGTGCTTGCCCGCCCAAGAGTTCTCAACGCAGGCGCCGCGACCGGTGCTGCTCGCCTCGCCAGTTCAATGGCACCCTTTTTCAAGGGCATCTGCATTGCCGCCTGAAGAACGCTGTCGCCAACAGGATCAGCCACGACGTTCTTTCTCCATGGAATAGGCTTGGGCGAATGCAGCCTTCTTGGATTTTCCTTCTTTGCTCATGAGGTGCTTGGCCTTTGAGACAATCCACCCGTGATCCCGCTTATCAGCGCGATTGGGACCGCGCTTCCTCGCTACCAGGTTCGATACTGCATTATTGAGCGGATTGCCGTCTTTGTGGTGAGCATCATTTCCATCACCCTTCTTCATGCGGCCCAAGCTCCTCAGAATGTCGTTGGCTTTGTTGTTCCCAGCCCGTCGCTTCCTTTGTTCTGGTTTCTCCGCGTGAGATTGTTTGCTTCGCTTAGGCACCGAAAATCCTCGCAAACGCCGCCCGAATCCCCGTGGTCTGGCCGGGGGTTAGCTCCACTTGCGTGGGAGAGTAGTCAACGCCGGTCTGCTGCGCATACAGCTCGGGGTTTCGCGTCATATCCACCGAGCTCGGCTGCGAGAGAAAATCAGCACCCAAGGTGTTCACATCCACTCTCGGATCTTGAAGAATGTCCTGGCGGGCCTCGGTTCCGATCGCCCCCATCCGTCTCTGATCAAACTCCCCACCGCGAGCCTGCAAGGTGGCAACCCCCTTTGTCAACTCAGGACCAAAGGTCTTTGCGGCCTGGCCCGCCAACTCCATGCCCTTGTAGAAATTGGCTGTCTGGCCGGCGCGTTTCTCCTCAACGGCCTGCTTGCGGCTTACTGCCGCTACGCGTTTCTGGTACGCAGCATCTGCCAATGGATTGCGGCGGCGCTCTTCCTCGCTCGGATCAAGCCCATCCTCTTCCATTTTTTCATGCACTTCTCGGCCATCCGCCAAAAGCTGCTGTGGTGTCCTGCTCATGTCTCAACCCTCCGTGTCACCCCAAAAACTTTCGCCAGTATCTGAGTTGTAGTAGTACGTTCCCCTGCCAGCTGTGTCCACAGCCACAAAGTCCTCGCCATCAAAGCTCACGCCGTAAACCTCTTCCGCCGCAACACCACCATTCTCGCGGCGCATAGACCGCATCGCAGCCTCTTCCGAGCTGCCGGCCTCGAGACCCATCAGGTCCTGCAAGAGCTCATCGTCTGCAACTTGCTGGTCGTCGGCCAACAATCCCTGGTCCAGGTCGGACTGCCAGGAGGGGACTTGACTGTAATCATACAGGTCGGACTCCCAGGGGACTTGGTCGCCGGATTCCATATGTTCATAGTCGCTTAGTGAAGGATCGAGCCTTAGTCCAGGCGGTTTCTCCCCGAATGGGAAGTAGGCGGTTGGATCAAACGACATGTCCGCTTCGTGCACCTCTTCCTGCTGAAGCATAAGGTTCCCGAATGCTCGTTCAGCGTCCCTCCCCCGCCCCCATCTTCCCTCTGGCTCCATCCACTGCGCCAAGACATCTTCCGTACCAGGTGGCACCAAGTCGTGACCCATGATCCAGTACGGCTTCACTGACTTGTCGTCCGGGACAATCCGAATCGCAGGTACGTCAATCTCCGGACGGCCAGGTCGGCGCGAAACACGCTCGCCAATGTCGTCGATGTTGCCCAGACCAGGCACGTAGTCACCAACACGGAACCGACCAATCGGTTGCTTCGTCTGGCGATTCACCAAGTCCACAAAGTTCTTCTGCGTCATCGTCCCCGCACCCGGACCACCAATAATCGCACTCGATCCAATCGCTATGCGAGCCTCAACCTCCGGAGGCGCATCCGGTTCCTCCACCGGACCATGCTCGCCAGTCATCCCAATCTCTTCAAAGAATCCACGCATCCGCTGCGTCGGCTCGAGAAATCCCGATTCCTCCAGCTCTTTGCGCTCTACAGTCTCCTGCGGCGGTCCCTCGGCCAACGCCTGCTGCATCTCCTCAATCGTAAACCGCGATTCGCCACCCGTAGCATTCGCAATGCCCTGCAGGTAACTGCGCTCCGCTTCTCGGATCACGTCAACCTGGCTCGTTCCAAATCGCTCGGCGGCGTATCGTTTCCCCCCTCCCGGCCCAGCGAACCGGGTCATGCCAGACGGGGGCTCATCGGCCAGGAACTGTTCAGATTCAATGTCCCGCTCCTGCCTTTCTCTTGCCTTGGGGGCACTCTCGTACCTCGAACCCATCGTGCTGGCTTGCGCCTCGGGGATGTCAGCGAACTCCGCTGCAAGACCAAACAAAGGCACTGCTTTGGCCCCTTTCTTGCCTATTTTCAGAAGGTCCTCCAATGAGAAGCCACCCAGTCCCCGTTTTGGAACCCGTACATTTGCCAAGGTCTGCCGCGAGCCAGGAACTTTTCTTTCCGCCTGCGCCGCGCTCGCCTCCATCATGCGCCCGGCCTCTGTTTCGGGGGCATCCATCCACCGTAGCCCTCCCGGCCCACCACGAATACTTCCCTCAAACTTTGTGTCTGTCCTTTCAATAAAGATCCTCTTTGTGGCGACCACACGAGCCTCTACATATTCCTCCGCAGCCTCTTTACTCATCCTGCCGCTATTCACATCGGCTTGCACTTCTCGAAGCATGTCGTCGAAGCCGTCAGAAAGCATCTCCCAGTTACTCCTGGCCCCAGGGCCACCTCGGGACCATTCCGACGTTCCCCCAAGTCGAGAGATGTTGCCCCCACTATTGATCTGCCTAAGAAGGGCGTCATATGATTCTTTACTCGAGGCCACGTCCCCTCCGGATCGATGTCCAATAATACCCCGTTACCCAAGAATGAAAAGCCCCCAGGCCGCTGTTGAGCACCTGGGGGCTTTAGGGAGGCAAGCGGCGTGTGGTCCGCTAACCGAGGACAGGCTGGTAGCTTGACATAACAAGAATAACGCAAGCAACCGTTTGCGCAAAAAAAAGGAACCCCCACTGGACTGTGGGGGCTCCCGACAACACAAACACGAGGATCACAAATGAAAGTGACCTCGATCGAAACGTAGCCCTGTCAAGGAAGCTCGTCAACTGAATACACACGCACCTCCAAACAAGGACCCTCTACTTTCGATGAATACATTGACCGACATTGCAATGAGACACACTGCACATCATCTCGGATCATTCCAGCCATAACCAAGCTGTCCAATCCACTCTTCGCAACATTATCTATGTCTGGCTTGGACGTGTGCCAGACCCTTTGCTCAGGATCTCGCTTGCGAAGCAATCGCTTCGGCCGGTGAAATACAGCATCAAACTCCACATGCACTGGACCCTCATACGGCGCACGCTTCCATGCATTCCGGACCAGCAACGCCGCAGCCCTCTCCCAATCAGCTGTCCGCTTCGGCGTGTACATCTTCACATATCCACCACGCACAGTGCCACGCGGCCTGCCCTTACCAATCGGATCACCTGGCACTAACGCTGCCAGCAACAGCTCATTCTTCAACACCAAACAACTCCTCGAACATCTCTACCGCTGTGTCAATCGACGGCAATACACCCTCGATCAGATCTCCACTCGCACTCCAACCAACCACCTGGTCCAACACACTACGCAAAAACCGAATCCGCCACGGATTACCAACATGCTTGTCCAAATCAAACAAGATCCATTCCTCGTCCAGCATCCCAGGAACCTTCTTCGCCCAGCCAGGTACACACCGCCACCGATGCTCCTCAACAACCTCACCCGACAGAAACAAGTGCCATGCACCTACAAACTGACGAAGCTCACGCTTCAATGCATGAATACCAGCCTCATCTCCAGTACCAACTACCTCGAACATCATCTTTGTCTACCCTCGTGAACTTCAATGGACCCTGGCCAACCCACTCCGGCCAACCAGCAAATCGATAAACCAAGTCCATGTCCACCACGCTCGACTTCACCCACTTCGTCGACCGTTGACCACATACGTGAAGCAATGGCTTCGGTAGAAACAACCCAGCAGCATGACGATCAAACACTCGGTCCCACCACGGAGCATGCTTCAAACCCCAGAAGTAGTGCATCTTCACTACCTCCCCATCACCAGCCACACACCCCAACCGCATCCGCAAGTTGTACACCAGCCTGGCTATACGCTCAGTCCTTGTGAAAGCACCCATACCCACAGAACCACCACCCCCATACACCTCGTGCAAATGACCATGCACTGCACGTATCGCACACCAAGCAGCAGCTACCCTCTCCGGCGTTGGATCAGTATGACGCTGCCTGCTAGACAACATCTCCATCGGCTTTCTCCACCACCGAAATGCACCGTAACTACTGAACACCACCCCCCTACCAAACGCATCCATGATCACCATCAACTCATCACGACGTACCACCCCCCAACGATGCTCCTCTACACAGCGCTGACGCAGCTCCTCTATCGCTCGCTGCTGCTCACTGGAGACTCCACCACCGTCCGCATACACAACATCCCGTAACAACCGAATCACATCACAACGCTGCTCACCTATACCAGCATACCGACACACCACATCGCCTGGTAGCAAGTGATGTCCTGCCTTCCCACGAGCTCGAACAATCTCCGTCAGCTCGACTGGTCCACCACCAACCATCGCACCAATACGGTCCATCACCTCCGGCTCTACACCAGAGATGTCCATGTGTCGTTCGTCTACACCCAACACTCCGTCAGATGGAAAGAACTGGCTCAATACAATCTCATACCCAAGCATCAGTCTCCCTCACCACCCCACTGCCAGTACCCAGCACCTACCTGCGCTATACGAACACACATTGGTTCCATCCAACAGTACGACACCGGTACGTACACAGATAGAACCCCTGTCGCTGGTACCTCCTCACACAATGGCTCACCCACTAACAATCCTTTCGATGTGCTCTCCAACCCGCTCGTCACTGCATCAATCAATCCATCGATGAACCAGACGATGTCTATTCCCAACTCCGCCTCACTCAATGGAAAGAACTCTCCATCCTCTACATCCACTACATCAGCCTGCATCCAATGCCTCCTTCACGGCCTGACCTAAGACACGAGACAACGGTGGTGGTACTGCATTCCCTACCTGGCGATACAGACTCTTCTTCGTCTTCCCCTGAAATGGATGTTCCACTGGAAACGACTGCAACGCTGCACACTCCTGCCATGTCAATCGTCTCACACCAGCACCACGCCACATAGTGTCAGCAGCTCTGTCTGGTCCACCACTCATATGCTTCCCCCTCGTACCCTTCTCCTCTGTAGTAGTCACAGTTGCTGATGGTTCATCCAGTCTCCATGGCTCACTGCCTGGACCTGGTACTGAAGCACCATCGCTCACTACGAATGGACCTTGATTGTCCAATGGACCACGAGAACTCACACACCCAGCTGGTGTATCCGTGATGTCCTTGTACGTTCTGTCTTCCTTGAGTGGACCTCCGTTCTCATCCTTCTTGAATGGATTGCATGAGACACCCATCACCCTAGTGTCTACCTCAAGCAATCCACCCAGCGCCTTGCCTCCCGCTACTGGTGAACACGATGGAGTATCTGCACTCCTCGCTACTCGAGCCATACCCGAGCTCGTGTTCGTCTCCGTAGCCCATGCGTCAATGTTCAATGCATCACGCACCGTGACATACGGCCTGACACCACCACCAAACAATGCACCCTGCTTCGCTGCATTCGGTGGTCCATGCGTTGGTACTGGCCACCGTATCGGTCCATCACCCGCCACCAAGAACACACGCTTCCTATGCTGTGGTACTCCAAAGCCTGCAGCATCCAACGTCGTATGACCTACCCACGCAAAGCGCTTCTTGAACTCTGGAATGATCCACCCTTCCCAATAGCAACCAGCACAACCACTGTTCCCCCCAACACACTCCGCCTGGTGGTACGTCAGTCCCTGTACATTCTCACAGACGACGTACCTCGGACCAACACCACGCTCCATCAAGTGGTCAATCACCTCAAGAGTCCACGGCCATCCGTTCCTGTCATCCTCCGCACCCCTCCTCTGCCCAGCAGTTGAGAACGCCTGGCATGGTGGCGATGCCCACAACAGATCGACTCTCTCGATTGTCTTGTAGACATCCAACTCCCTGACGTCTGCATTCGCTGCTGGAAAGTCTGCTGCCAACAACGTCTCCGTTGCATCCTCATCCCACTCTACACACAACGCATGATGAAACCCTGCGTCTCGTAGTCCCAATGATGCTCCCCCTGCACCCGCAAACAGATCAAGCGTGGTGTATCTCACGTCCTCTTCCATGTATCCCTCGGTGTTGGTTGTCATGATAACTACGTAGCCACACCTTGATGATAGTGCCAACCGTGGAGGCTACCGTGGAGGCTACCTGTGGAGGCAAAGAGAAGAAGAAGGAGGCAGTTTGGGATGCCAGCCCGGTTGACTAGTAGCCTCGGTAGTGGGCGGTTTCGTCCCCCCCACTACCGGTCTCGCAACCATCCCAGTCCCTCGCGCAATCGGCGCACAGGGTGACGTCCTCCCCGTCCTCCTCGTCGGTGACCACAACGATGTCCTCGTCGTAGTCGTGCAACCCACAAACGTCACACTTGCTCACCGTGGCGTGGTAGTCGATCATGACTTGTCCCCCAACATGTCCAGAACAGCCCGGACATTGCGCAGGTGGTCTGATCCGTCCGTGACCTTCAGAACCAGTTCCTGACCGAACCCCGTGCCAAGGTGGCGATAGGTGTGTCGCTTCCAGCACGGCTCGCACAGGTTGCCCCACGGACCCCTTCGAGTCTTCGCGTCGTACTTTGCTTTGGTTCCATCAGCGCAGATATCGCAGTCAGGAAGTTCGAATACTACTACTTGCTTTCCCATGTTCACCTCGTGTTTGTTGTCTATACATAATGTAACCCGTTCTGATAACGGTGCATTGCTCCACAACCCAGCTGCTTCCCACCACACCACATGAGCTGGAACGGCTGAACGCCAGGTAGCACTCCGTCAATTGATGGCGGTCCGGGTAGCGCTTGGTTGGTCTCAATTGATGGCGGTCCGGGTAGCTCTTGGTCAATTGGTGGCGGTCCGAGTAGCACTTGGTGGGTGTATGCCAGGTAACGCGGGGGTGTGGGGGCATGCCGGCATGGGGCATGGGGGCCAGGGGTCGGGCTGTGCCCTTGACGTTATCACCCATGACGATAGGTTGTTTGTACCGGAACCCTCCGGTGACAACCCAAACCAATGGAGGCCAACCATGGCCACCCCCACCATCGAAACCATGATTGCCGAAACCGGAGGCGGACAGATCGCCTTCATCCGTGGACATGTCACGAAAGAAGGCGAAAGCCGGCATCGCAAATTGCAGATCGGCGTGTCGTACAAGAACGTCATCCGAAAGGATTTGGAAACCCTCCGGTCCCTTGACCCCGTGGCACTGGCTGCACACCCTGACATGGTCAACCCGCTGGTTCGCCAGAAGGGCGCGGACCCTATCCGCATGGTTCCCACTGCTGCTGATATCGCCGTTGCGATTGATGAATTGATCGCAAGCGCAAGCAAGTCCCTTGCCGGTGAGCATGACCGCAAGACTGAATTGGTCACCGTGGTTGACGGTCGCCTGATGCGCAACCCCAAGAATGAGGACGAGGTTCTTGTGGTCGGTCTGGAAATGTGGAAGGGCGCAGCAGCAGAGGGAACCGAAGTCAAGCGTGCCGAAACCGTGCGCACCAAGATCACCACCGGCATCAAGCCGTGGGTCAAGCACACCTTTGACCTGCGCCAACGGTACTGGAGGAACTACGGTCTGCGCCTGGATGGTTCCAACTTTGACAGTCTGGTCATGGGCGGCAAGTCCATCGGCGCAGAGGAAATGCTTGGGTAGGTTGTACAACCCGGGGCGGGAGGGTGGTTCCTCCCGTCCCGCACCCCCAAACCAAATCAAAACAACTCACTCACCACAAGACCAGGCCCCACATGTTCGACTTCCTCATGACCACCTTGGCATGCACTGCCCTTGTCGTTCTCTTCTTCTGCGCCATGGCAATTCTGCCCAGGCCACCCGACGACTGATCTCACCGGCCTAACGTTCGACCAGGCCAACCGCCCCGCCCGGCTCCAAGCTCGGCGGGGCTTCTCTTTGTGCTGGGCTTGAGCTCTACCAGGTCGGAGCTGCCAGCTGGTGTGATGATAGTAGACACAACCGGTGGCGGGCCGGGTAGCGCTTACGGCTCCACGGTCCCGTGCCCAGGCGGGGGCGGTCCGGGTAGCGCTTGCGCTTGCACCAGGCCAATAGGAAACCCCGCCACCCTTGCGGATGACGGGGCGGATGCGCTATTCCATCCCTACCTCCCGGTGTCGTGTTTAGATCAGACCCAATGCCAGCAGCCATGAGGGGCAACCCTCACAGGTGATCCCATCGGGCTCGATGGGGGTGCCGTCGATGGCATCCACAATGCTGTCATAGACCCATTCATGGATGACGTCATAGTGGGGTGTCTGGTACTGCACCCCCTTCCATTCAATCCACTTGGGGAACCCGTCGGACTCACGCGCTGGACCTTCTGCGAGGCTACCTCGATAGATCATGCCAGACCTCCCAGCGCCTGCTGCACCAGCGCCAACGCTTCACCCTTGTGACCGCCAACGTGCCAATCGGTGATCTGGTTGGCGCGTTTCCCTCCGGACCTGCAATAGTTGGGGCCATTCTTCCAGTTGTAGACAGTGGCAACGGTGCCATCTGCAAACTCAATCTCCCATTCCCAGTCGATCTTGTATTCGTCACCGACTGTCGGTTCTCCGAACGTGCAAACGAGGGCACCGAACGTGGTGTCGATGTGCCCCTGCAGGTGCGTGCCATTGATGTCGACCTTGGTGTCGTTGTGGGTTTCAAAGGTGGGGGGTTTCATGTGGACCTCCGTGGTTTGTGTCCATGGATAATGTAACCTGTTCTGATAACGGGGCACCCATCGAGACACGCATGCGAGACCAGGTCTCCGGCTCCACAAGGTCGTGCCCAGCGGGCAGCGGACCGGGTAGCGCTTGCTTGCCAGCAGCGGGCCGGGTAGCGCTTGCATTGTGCCAGCTCATAGCGGTCCGGGTAGCGCTTGCGCCTCGGCATGTGGGCGGCGGTCCGGGTAGCGCTTGCATTGTGCCAGGCCTCCCGGCATGTGGGCGGCGGTCCGGGTAGCGCTTGCGACGGGTTGCCCCGTTATCAGGGCGGGTTACATTACATGGGACGGGCTACCCGTCGGACACCACAAACAACGGACACACCACATGCGACGCATCGTATTCTATGAGGGGCCATCGCCCATAGACGGATCACCGATTATCGGGATCACGCAGGACCTTGACTACCAGTCCGCCAATGCCAAGACGGGCGATCTGGTCCAGACCTACCTTATGCACAGGGATATCGCACCACATGACGCTATCCGGTCCGGGGATGACGTCGCAGTCTGCGGGGACTGCGGACACCGTTCGGTCGCATCGGGCGGGTCTGGCGCGTGCTACGTGCTCGCCTTCCGGGGTCCGCTTGCAGTCTGGCAAGCGTACCACCGGGGCAACGTGATCCGCCCGGACGTCTCGGAATTGCCCGCGCACCTTGACGGTCGCATGGTTCGGATGGGTACCTATGGAAACCCGTCGGTCGTACCCTCTCCCACATGGCGTGCGATGCTGCAGGATGCCAAGGGGTGGACCGGATACGATCATAGGTGGCCAGATCTGGACGCGTCCGAATGGGCGGATCTTGTCATGGCGTCGGTCGACACACCCGCCGAAGCGACGATCGCTCATTCGCTGGGATGGCGGACGTTTAGAACGCGCCTTGCAACCGAAGCCTTGCAACCGTGGGAACGGGTGTGCCCGGCTGCAGAGGAAGCAGGCAAGGTGCTGGACTGCGCATCCTGCAGGCAGTGCGATGGTACCTCGAGGGGTGCCCGTCGCCCGTCGGTGGCCATCGTCGCGCACGGTCCGAAGGTCAACCGGTACACCGGGTGGCGCAAGGCAGAAGGGGGTGCATGATGACTATGGATCAATTGGTACAAGCACTCGCACAATTGCTGCCCCTTGCAACGATAGACACGGACAACGAGGGGCAGATCATTATCTACACCGGGCTGTCGTGGTGCAAGGAAGAACGGTTTTGGTACAAGGCACCCAAGACAACGCCCCACAAGACCGAAGGGGGTGCATGATGGGATTTTTCAGCGCTAACTGCAACGCATGCCAGCACCCCATGCTGAGTGAATGGGCGACAAGCCCGATCAACAATTGGATGCGCCAGGTGGTCGTGATCGAGAAGGACGGCACGATCCGCCAAGGCGAGTACGACGGGTATGGGCGCGTGGATGGCGCGGAGGTATCCAACGTGATGGAGGTGTGCTGCTACCATGTCGCGTGTTGGGAGAAAGCAGGCAAGCCGACCGAATACCAGGTCTCGCTGAACGCGCCAGATCAGGGCTACTTCTTCGGCGATGAGCACAACATGCCAGAGCCATAGGGTGGTGTCCCCGGGCTTAGCCCGGCACCCGAGCCCAGTCGGCCACTAGGTCGGCTGGGCTTCTTTGCGTCTCGAGCCCAGGCCGGCGAGATCGGAACTGCCCGGGTTCGAGTTGACCAGGCGGATGATAGTAACAACGGTGGGCAGCGGTCCGGGTAGTACTCGCCCAGTTGGGAGCGGTCCGGGTAGCGCTTGCCCAGCTCATGCGCGGCTCCAACAGGAGCTCCGGCTGGTGGCAGGCCGGGTAGCGCTTGCCTTGCGGGCGGCGGTCCATGTAGCTCTGCCCAGGGGGCGGCGGACCGGGTAGCGCTGCCCCGCTGTGTTGCGCCGTTGTCATGGCGGGTTACGTTACCTGTGACACCACACACAACGAGGACAATCATGACTACCGATAGATTCCCCTACGCTGTTGCCGTCCTCGTCGGGGGCGCCATGTGCTACGAGACCTCCCCCGAGTGGGACGAGGTGACCGACCAAAGCGTGTGTCCCCTACCCGGGTACACCGTACTGACCAGCGGGCGCATCGTGCCGGTCGCCGAGGTGTGGCGCGACAACTGCGTCGAGCATTCCTATGCCTCCGTGCTCGCCGCCAAGCAGGCATGCCCCGGGTCGTGGAGGTAGCCCGCCGTTGCCTACCGTGATACTTATCCCTTGGGGGAGGGCTTCCCCCGCCGACACCACACACAACATGAGGACACCATGGACATCAACGAACTCACCAACCACCTTGCTACTGGAAGCACTGACCAGCGACCGCCCGAACTGATTTGGACTGGCTACTGTGACGGCAGAGAAATGTGCCGGTCCATCAGCCGAGAAGGCGTGCTTGCCTCTATCGTCAGCGCCGCACTCCAACGGTCTGGTGACTACGGCATCACCTCTCGCCCCGCTGACCCTGACCGGACTCGTCCCTGGGGTTCAGATCGTCAACCCGACGAGGCAGACGAGCATGTCGAACTCTGCGAGTTCTTCGCAATGCTTAATCGGATGCACGACGACAACCCGCCGGCACAGTTCCGCACCACCAATGGCGTTGTGCCAGAGGAGTTGCATGTGTACCTCTCGCGCTGTGACGTGGAGGTGTTGAACGAGGCAGGAGAGAACGCCGACCATGAGGTTGGCATCACCATCCGCGTGCGCCAACCACTGTGGACGCCAGAGCAAGTCGACATCCACATGGGCAGGCTGCCAAGCACCCCGAAGTACAAGGCAACCATCAAGCACTTCTACATGGAGTTCTTCGACTATACCGTCGAAGGCTACTGCCTTGGCCAGACGTGTAACGGATGGCGCGTGCCCTACTTCACCAAGGCGCAGATGGAAGCGGTGATGACCCAGTGCAACGCTGGCTACGACAACGAGATGGACTGGCATGAAGGCAACGTGCATGTCCCGTGCGTGAATGGCGAGACCTTGGACGAGCCCGAGGTCTGGTTTCCCCAAACCATCGAAGGCATCGACGAGCCCGTGTGGTCCGTCGGCGGCATGAGTTGGTGCTGGGAATCCGAGGACGCCGCGCATGAAGAGACCGACAACGGCGAGTGGTCGGAGGTGACGTCATGAGGGAGTACACAGTTCCACTGGTAAGAACCAAGATTGAGTTCGCAGACGTCACCGTCTTGGCTTCCTCCCCGGAGGAGGCCAAGGCGAAGGCAGAGGACTGGCTGAACAACGGACAGGACCACTCGGACTCCGACGAGTTCGTCACGGACCACGAAGACGACCCGCTTGGCGGACGAGGGTTCGACGACGCAGCGTGGGAAGCACAAGACATCGTTGCGGAGGTGACGTCATGACGTTTCCAGAAGAATGGGATCCCTGCAACCGATGCGGCGAGGTCGTGAGCATCTGGTCTGCCGAGTGGATTGGCGACGACGACGACACGATGCTGTGCAAGAAGTGCCACGCGGAGGCGTGCCCGAAGTGCAGCGCTGGGCATGAAGAGGAGGTGACGTCATGACCGACCGACTCTCTACTGACCCTCTTCCCCCGACACCAGAGGCGCTGGCGGAAGAGTTCCGCAGCGTCATGCAGGCGTGGTTCACGAATGAACCCGAGACCCTCCTGCTCATTGACAAGCAGAACCTCGCCTTCTTGGAACAAGGGCATGGCGACAAGTACTGCGCCACTGGAGATCACTGCGACTCGAACCAAGCCATATGCAATGCTTGGGAGAACCTGACGGGTGCCGAACCTGAACTGGTAGACGACGAGGACGAAGACCGGCCTCTCGGATCCATCCATCCCGATGTGACCCTTGACCTGATCAACAAGGCATGGGGCCTCGCCAAGCGCAAAGGCTTCAGTGGTGTGTAGTACCAGGTCAAACCCGGGGGCTGGGTTCTGCCCAGTCTCCGGCTCTTGTGGGCGTCCAGGCCTAAACAAAGTGGAGGGTGGTTGGGCGGGTTCGTGCCGGACTTCTTTCATCCATCAACACTGGCCTGGTCGTCCGCCCACGAGCTTAGAGTTCCGGCTCCATCCAGCTGGTGGCGGGCCTGAAGCACAGCTCACAGACCGGGTAGCTCTCGGCCTGGTGGTCGCGGGCCAGGTAGCACTCGACCGTGCCCAGGCGGGGGCGGGCCAGGTAGCGCTTCTGCCAGGTACGAGCTGCGGTGTCACCCTTGACCACGGCTGGGGCACGCAATAGGATTACTGTTGGGCTTCAGGTTGGTAGTGACCTGCTCGAGTCCAGGGGTCAGGGAGGTCGTGGTGTCCCCCCTGACCCCATCTTTCTTTTGCGGGTGTTGTCATGGTAGGTTACGTTACCTGTGACACCACAACACAGGAGGATGTCATGGAACTCAGTAAGAAACTTCAACAGTACGGACAGTTCGGAGAGGGCGACATGCCGGCACTCAGGGACATCGTTGTCCTTGCAGAGGAGGTCGCACGACACCGCACGGAGTTGGACGACAACTACTTTTTCACGGCCACGGACTGCGACGACCCAGGCCCCCGCCCCGGCGATGCGACTCGGTTGCTTGGGATGATCGAAGCACTCGTCGACGGCAAGGGGCGCGTGGGTGCCATCGATGACCTGTGGGTGTCGATTGACCGTGCGCACGGTCGATGGGACGAGGGCGAGATTGATGACGCCACCGCCAAGGATGAGTGCGATGCTGCCATCAATGGCTACCTTGGCAGGCCACCCTGTGACCCCGAGCACATCAACATGCTTCTTCCGGAGGACGACACCAGCACCGACCAGCAACTTGAGGACGAGCGCCGTGCGTTTGCCGAGGAGTGTGACGCAGAGGATCCGGAGGACGACACCAGCAACCCGCTGCACCCGGATGACGCCACCAAGGCGAAGTGGAAAGCCCTCATCGAGGATGGCGCGTTCGTGACCATGACGGTGCCGGTGCAGGTCGCCCTTCTGGTTGTCGACAACTATGCTGGCGATGCACACGCCAACGCCGTCTTCAACCTCGAGGAGAAACTGTGCGAAGACCTCCTCGAGGAGTACGGCGTCGACGAGGATGGTGCCTGGAAAATCAACGAATGGCTGTCGAAGGGAGGTGCATGATGGCTCACCAAGAAATCATGGTGTTCTTTGTCCCGGACGAGGTCGCAGACGTCCTCTTCATGCTCGAGGACTACATCCAGAAAGCGGAGGACAACATCACCATGTTCGGTGACCCCGAGGACGACATCGACAAGGAGGTCCAAGAGGTCATGCAAACCCACCTCGACACAGCCTGTCGACTCTACGACAGGTTTGAGAACGAACTGGAAACCCTCAAGCACGGTGGTGGGGGTGCGTCATGAGCGACACAATCAAGTTGCATGAGATGAAGCACATCGAGAACACCGACGGCCTGGTTGTTCACGTCATGACCGGGGCAGACGAGGGACTGCCGCTACCGCCGGACGGGATCTCCGTGATGAGTTTGGGCCTCGAGGTCGACGAGCGATGGGTGCTGTGCTGGGTGCGGATGCCAGAGGTCCCAGAGGTCCGCTGCGCCGACTGCGAGAAGCCAGTCTACGACGATGAGCGCGACCGACAACACGACGACTGCTGGCCGGGGGTGATGTCCTTCGTCAAGGAAGTGACAACGGAACTGGGTTGGATGGGGCGCGGTCCAAGATACAAGGACCGGGAGGCCTTTGCGAAGCGAGTTGCAGAACTTAGAGAACGCGGGCTTGCAGTGATCGCCAAGGCCAAGGCTGTGCCGGAGGTGAAGTCATGACCCCCAGCGAATTCATTCTCAACGGCCTGAACGCAGCATGCGACAACGCCCACGACATGGGGCTCAAGTGCGAGGCGCAGATTGGCGGCTTAGATTGGTGGGTAGAGGGTGACCCCCCTCCACTCAACCAAGAACAGTACGCCGTCTCCGTCATCACCGACGACATCTGCGTCGGCAGCGAGGACGACTTCCCGGAGTCTCCGTACCTCGAGATGTGGGACGACGACGATGAGTTGGTCCCCGCTCCATGCAAGCGAGTGTTGCGCCAGGCGCTTGGCGATGCGCTCACTGAGTTCCACAAGCCGGAGGCCAAGTAGTGGACCTGACAAGCATGTACCTGGTATGGGCGGCATCGTTCTGCCCGCCAGGTACTGCTCGAGCCTGGGCGGAAGCCCGTGGGTGGCGCCAGCTGGTTGAGCTCTACGAGATTGGCGGCTCCACCGCCTGGTCGAAAGACTTCCGGGCCTGGCACACACAGGAGCTGCCCCTTTGATTCCGCGCCGGGTAGCACTTGGCGCAGCGGGCCAGGTAGCACTTCAACAAAGGCCCAGGGCGCAGGCCAGGTAGCCCTCCCCCCTCCCCGATCTCGGACCGGGTAGCAGTGGGGGTGCACCAGGTAGCACTTGCGGCGCCCGCAAAATCCGAACGAGATTCGTGGTGAGTCCGAACGAGATTCGGATTCCGTACATGGCGCGGCCCGGGTAGAACTCCATCCCATGTGGGGCGTGGCCGAGCTGATACCGGACCAGGCACACACCATTGGGGGACACGCGGGGCCAGGCGTCAGCGGCTACCTCCTTTTCCGGCCTCGTCGGTGCGTGCGCAAAATTTGAACACGGGGTATCTCCACGGGGCCATGCTGAATCGCGTGGTTGAGGCCTCCGGCGAGGGCATAATTGCGCCGTAACTGGTTGGAATCACTGATTTTACGCCTCATGCCGGCCACGCACCTACTCACTGCCAGGTGGGGTACATTTCCACAGGCTGCGAGGCCCCCGTCTCCACTCCCCCTAACCATACCCTTCACCCAAGGGTCATAAAGTTGAGGTGCCAGAGTGGAAAATCTTACCGCCATGGCCTTAGAATATCACCATGGTCAAGCGAGCGAAGCCATCGTTGGAGCTCCTCCGGGCGTTGCCCATTGTAGCGGCCGACGACGTTTTATCTGACGCCAAGCTCTCCTCCTTCTACCGAGCAGTTGAGCATCACCTTCTGGGTATTGACTGGGCAGACGAACTGCAGGCGTGTTTGTTTCGTTTGTACATGATGTTCATTGAGCGCGAGGAAGCAGCTGGACGCCCGGGTGGTTTGCCATCTTTCTCGTCGGTGATTGGTGAGCACGAGAGTCGCATTGCTTACAGCCTGGTGGGTCATCGAGCTCGAGGCCGTTACCGCATCGAGACCATACGTCATTGGGCATGCCGTCTGACAGCTCACTGGAGTCATCACGACGGTGTGGTTGTGTACATCCTTCTTCGACCAGACGGAGTCATAGAGCCGTATCTTGGCGACGGTATTGAGTACGGTCCCAAGCCGTTCACACCTGGTTCTAAACCTCTTGACACAGCTCAGCCCGAGGAGTGATTTAGGCAGGATTTGCCCCACCTTTTGGCCTGCCCCTCTGCTTTTCAGATTTGCCCCACCTCCATTTCCGAGGTAGGGCAAGCGTTTTCGCTAACAATCTCGGGTACTTATCCCACCTAAAACCCGGTTTGCCCTACCTGGCCCAGCGGATTCCCTTTAAGGGATATCTGTTCTACTTTTCTTCCTCTCTTCCCTACCCTCTCCCCTCTACCCCCTTTCTGTAATCTTTGTTTTAGGGAATAAGGTAGGGCAGGAGGGACAATAGCAGAAAACACCAGGGAATGCGTGGACTTACAACTGCCCCCCGTTGAGCCACTTTTGCCCACTACTACGGGGCCACGTAGCACACTGAGGGGCAAACTACCTCGGTTTTGGGTGGGATTTACCATACCTCCCCAGATTCCTGCCAAAAACGCAAAGGTGTGGCAAAAGGTAGACAGGTCGGGCACAAGCAGGTATGGCTACCCCCTAAGGAGGTGGTTTTGACTGAGAAAAGCACGATTCGGGACGTATCCAACGCGGTGTTGACAGACCCAGTGTTCGCGGGTCGGTTGTCGTACCAAGTAACCAGCGCGGGCCAAGCTCGTCTGTATTGGCAGGGTCGGGAGATGACCGAGGTTGGCCTGGCGAGGATGGTTTTGTATCTATACGACAAGCATGGGGTCAACGCGCACCCGGACATCATTCGGCTGGGCATGCTGACGGGAGCCGAGAAGCGCACTGGCAAGCACAAGGCAAAGCGCGAGCCCCATGCGACTCCGGATGCTGGGCTGACGGCTGCGGTGGATGACTACTTGGACCGGGCAACTCCTGGCATGACGGTTGGGGATGTGCTGCTCGAGGTCGGCGACTACCCTGTTGTCCAGGCCGTGAACTCGCTCAAGCAGAAGGAGATGCTGGTGGCTACTGCGCTGCGCGATCTCGGCTGGTATCCCAAGCGGAACATGCGCGGTGGGGTGCGTGCGACCAGGTGGTACCGGGAGGCATCCAAAGAGATACAAGCCGTGGCCGAGAATCCATTCGGCGCGGAGGAATGACATGTACAGATACGACTTTGACTTGGTGGAATGCGCGATGGCAGGCAGCATGCTGGCCTGGCTGGTGGGGTGTGCTTCGGTGGGTAGTGTAATCTTGCTTGACACCGTTATCAGGTTCGACTATTTACTATAGGACAACAACAAACAACACGAGGACAACTCATGAACCGCAACGAACTAAGCAACACCATCCCGGCCATCGAAATCGATGAAGACCTTCTGTCCCGCCTGGACGTCGTGACGGTCAAAGAAGACGAAGGGGTGTACCTGGCAGAGCTGTTGGTCGTGGTCAAAGAGGGCACGTACCCGCACCACTTCTGCGCGGCAGGGCACACCGAGGCCAACGCACGGCTGCGCCTGCGGGGGTCCTCAATGACGCGGCAATCTTGATGCGGGTGCTTGGCGCGGAAACCAACACCGTGAGCAAGATCCGAGACATCGCCAAGACGTTGCGGGTCGGGGCCAAGGCGGAAGCCATCAAAGAGATCCTGAAGGCACAGGTCTCCATCGCACTGGGCACGGGCTCTGATGGCGGTGCCTCATGAGCGGAATCAAACCCACTGACATCGTCATCCCGGTTGCTGTCTACAACGACATGCAGAAGAAGATCGAGCACCTCAACACCTGGAATAGGCGCAAGGGAAAGGCGTTGGCCCAGGCCCTCAAGCAGATCGACGAGCTCAATGGAATCATCGCAAAGCAGGACAACCAACAGGATGATTTGCTGCGGGATGCGCTTAGGCGTATCGACGAACTCACACCAGAAGTGGGTGCGAAGTGACCGACCTACGCGCAGTGCTTGCCGGCGGCTTGTACCTGCCACCTGACTCGCCATACCTCAACCAACTCAAGGACAAGTACAGGCTCGAGAGTCCCGAGTGGCAGCAAGCCATGCGACTCCGCAGCCAGGGCAAGCGAGTGCCCATGCCGGAACGCTGGGTCTACGGACCACAGGAGTTTCCGATGTGGCATCCCTGGTACGGTGGGCTGATGGTTCCGAGAGCCGTGAACCACGATGACCTGGACCTGAACATCATTAGACACACGGTGTGCGGTGAGGCCGACGACGTACACATAGCCGAACACATCACCCTTCGTGACTACCAACAGCAGGCCGTGAAGGAGCTCCTGAAGAAAGGCAGTGGCCTGGTAGTGGCACCCTGTGGTGCGGGCAAGACCACCATCGGTATCGGTGCCATAGCTGCGCTGCCGACTCGGGCGCTTGTGCTGGTACACACCCTTGACCTCGCCATGCAATGGGTCGCCCGGTGCCGCGAGCAACTGGGCATTGAGGCTACCGTCATCGGCGGGGGGGACAACGACGACACGGGACGCGTGGTCGTGGCCACCATCCAGAGCTTGATTCGCAGACGCTGGGACGATCTGTACCGCTGGGCATCCAGCCAGGAGAACGCCTTCGGGCTGTGCATCCTCGACGAGGCACACCATGTGCCGGCGCACACCTTCTCTCGTGTGCTGATGGCCATCCCCGCGACCTACCGGCTGGGACTGACGGCAACGCCGGAACGCAACGACGGACTGACTGACCTGCTGTACTGGCACTTCGGTGACGTGCTCAAGGAAATCAGCACCAAGAACCTGGTAGCGGCAGGGCGAGTCATGGCACCCAGGGTCGAGCAACTGTTCACCGGGTGGGAACCGCCGAAGACACGAGTGGACTGGCCTGTGCTGATCAACAAGATGTGCAAGGACGAGGACCGCAACGACAAGATCATCAACAAGATCTGTGAGCTGTTGAATGCTGGTCGCCAGGTGCTCGTGCTGTCCGACAGGGTGCAGCACTGCATTGACATGGCCGAGGTACTGGCAGAGTTGGGCTACAGCTCTGCGGCACTGGTCGGCACGATGTCAAAGAAGAAGCGGGCAGCCGTGCTCGAGGCCGCTGACTCCGGCGAACTTCGTGCCATCTTCGCCACCACGGTTGCCGACGAGGGGCTTGACCTTCCCGGCCTGGACACCGTGGTGCTGACCTCGCCAACCAAGGCGATGGGTCGTGTGCAGCAACGCATCGGTCGCATCATGCGCGTGGCCGAGAACAAGCAGACCCCACTGGTAGTGGATTGCATTGACAGATCTGGCGCGTTCTTCGCGCTCTCCAAGAAACGAATGAAGCTCTACCGAGAGCTCGGATGCGAGGTTTGAGACATGGCGATTGACATTCTATACGACAAGCGAAAAGGCATTGCGGTGTTCTACTGCAACACGAACTGCGTGGCATTCGGGCCAGGCATTCGTGATGCGTTCAGGGAGATCAGTGACAACGATGCCTACCAGGAACTGTGGCGGAAGTACCACGGGATTGAGATTCCCGAGGAGCCAGACGAAATGGCCGAGGACTTCCTGCACTACTGCCTCGAGCACCACGGAGATCCCCGTGAGCCCAGGGTGACCGAGCAGTTGTCCGTCATCCGGTGTGAGTGGGAGGACCACCTGGTCGCCAGGCTTCGGGAGGAGATCCGCGTAGAGAGGGAACGGGAAGCCGAGGAAGCCATCGACTACCAACGCTCGCTGGCAGACAGGGCATCAACGGTGGGGGAAGCATGAAGGCCGTCATAATTCTAATCATCTTTTGGATCGCAGTAACGATGCTGATCGACCCCTGGACATGAGGCAACGATGCCAAAAGCCCCAGAACACAACACATACGGACTTAGCCACAGGCGCAGATGCCTCATCTGTCGAGGCCGGTTCGATGAACTCATCGTGTTTCACAACTGGGATGCCAGGCCAAAGGTTCGCGCAAAGATCTGTATGGGATGCATCCGCACGATGCTCGAGGTAGCAGCGCGTGGCTGACACCTGGGCTGCAACCAGGACGATGATTCCCTATGCAAGCCGAACAGGAACACGTCGAAACCTTGATGCCCTGCGCAAATCTGGATGGCACATATTGGTGTCCGCCACAGGTAAGCACCGACATGAAGGCTTTCCATACGCAATAGACAATGGAGCTTGGACCGCCTACCAGAAAGGCCTTCCATTCGATGTCCCGGCCTTTGAGGCCGTCGTCGAATCTCTTGGCGACAACGCCGAGTTCATCGTCGTGCCCGACATCGTTGGGGGGGGCACGAGTCGCTACGCTTTTCAGAAGAGTGGCTGCCCAGGCTGCGCGGCGTGGGACACAGGCAACTCATAGCCGTTCAGGATGGCATGACACCAGGCGATATCCGTTCCCTGTTGTGCGATGAAATCGGCATTTTCTTGGGCGGCACAACAGACTGGAAGTTGGATACGATGCGGCAATGGGGGCAGCTGGCACGGGAGACCGGCGCTTATTTCCATGTGGGGCGAGTGAACACCGCCAGGAGAATACGCCTATGCCAGTTCGCTGGTGCGGATTCGTTTGATGGCACAAGCGCAAGCAGGTTTGCAGTCAGCATTCCCCTACTCACCAATGCCAAAAACCAACTACCCCTATGGGAAATCATATGAAGTCAGTCGCAGTTCTGTTCAGCGGTGGAGTGGATTCCACCGTCCTAGCAACCATGGCGCACCAGGGGGGAGTGCTGCATTCACTGCTCCACTTCTCCTACATGCAACCATCCGGACCCGATGAGTTTCGAGTTGCAGCAGAATGGGCTCGCAAACACGATGTCGAGATGTTGCGATTGATGCCAACGATTCGCGGGATGGAGCCCATGAAGGCGTCATCCGGCGAGCCTGGTTCAAGGATGATCCCAGGCCGGAACCTGATCATGCTTTCGCTGGCAGTCAACTATGCCGCCGCCAAAGGCATTCAAGAGGTTTGGTATGGCCCGACCAGAGACGACTGGGAGGACTACCCGGACTGCAGGCCAGGCTTCGTCTCTGATATCTGCAGGCTTGTTGAGCAGGACACAGGCGTTCGCATAGTCGCCCCGCTAATAGAACTTCGGAAGCCAGAGGTGATCGCCCGAGCCATCGGTCTGGGCATTGATTTGGAAACTACTTGGAGTTGCTACTCTGCAAATGCAAAATCAGGCGAACCATGCGGAACCTGTAACTCCTGCGTGTTGCGCATCAATGCCATCAATGGGGCATCCAATGGCTGACACCTGGGCTGTAGTACTACACGGTGACTGTCTCGACGAGCTTCAACGCCAGAAGGCTGGTGTGGCCAGGTGCTGCGTCACGAGCCCACCCTACTGGAATCTCCGTTCCTACGGGACCGAGAACGAGCTCGGGTCGGAACATACTCTCGAAGAGTACGTGTTCAACATTTGCGCACGCATGGACCAGGTGAAGCATGTGCTGGCAGAAGACGGCACGCTGTGGCTGAACCTTGGAGACTGCTATGTCGACAAGCAACTCATGGGTGTTCCGTGGCGAGTTGCCCTTGCTTTGCAAGAACGAGGCTGGGTGCTGCGCTCGGAAATCATCTGGCACAAGACCAACACCATTCCTGCAGGCGGGGGAGTCACCGACCGATTCACCCCAGCTCATGAGCACGTCTTCCTGCTGGCAAAGAACCCGCACTACTACTTCGACATGCAGGCTGTACTCGAGCCACTAAAGCATCCGGACGTGACGATATCAGCTGGCTTTGGCGGACACAAGCAAAGCGGTAACGAGACCTACAGCGGGCGCGTATACAACGCCGGGGAACTCGAGGGGCGTCGACCGAGGGACGTGTGGTCTTTGCCGGTGGCCAGGTACGCCGGCAGTCACGTAGCTGTGATGGTTCCCGACCTGGCCGAGCGCTGCATCAAGGCCGGGAGTGCAATCGGAGACCTGGTACTCGACCCATTCGCTGGAGCCGGAACAACCGGATTAGTAGCGAACAGGCTGGGCAGAAACTTTCTTGGCGTTGAGCTCAACCAGCAGTACGCAGAGGAATCTCGCAGACGAATCCGCAGCGATGCGCCATTGTTTCGAAACGTAAGGGAATGCAGATGACACGCGAAGAGCTCGATGAAAAACTGGATGGGCGCCGCCTGGTAGTGTCCGTCTCCGGCGGCAAGGACTCCACGGCCTGCTGTCTGCACCTGATGGACCTTGGGTACGGCCCCGACGACTACGACCGCATCTTCTTCGATACGGGTTGGGAACATGACTATTTGTACCAATACGTAGAGAACGACCTGCCCGCAGTGGTTGGGCCCGTCACTAGGTTGTCGGCAAAGATCGACATTCCAGAGGAAATGGTTCCGGTGGCAGAACACTTCGAGAGATTGCTCGGCGTGGAATACTCCTCGATGGTCCGGCTGTGCATCAAGAAGGGGATGTTCCCCTCTCGTGTCAGGCGGTGGTGTACCCAGCACCTCAAGGTGTATCCGGCTCGGGACTACCTGCTGGAGCGCGAGGGCCAGGTCATCAACGTGGTCGGCATCCGCGCCCAGGAGTCCGCCGCTCGCTCGATGATGCTGGAGTGGGAGTACAGCGGGACGTTCAAGTGCGATGTGTGGCGACCCCTGATCGACTGGTCCGAGAAGGATGTCATTGCCATCCACCACCGCCACGGGGTCCGTCCTTGCCGGCTCTATCTGGAACAAGGGAGTACCCGAGTGGGGTGCTACCCATGCATTTTCGCCCGCAAGTCAGAGCTGCGAGCGATGAGCGACTACGCACCAGAACGCATTGAGCTTCTGGGCGAGCTGGAGAAGGTCATCATGGAGGCCGCGAAGAAGCGGTACGCCGCCAAGGGGGAGACCTTTGAGTCGCTTGGATACCAGCCACCGACGTGGTTTCAGAACCCGATCTCTCGCACAGACCCCAAGACCGGCAAGAGGGCCGGAGACACCTGGCCCATCGACAAAGTGATCAAGTGGGCACGCACGACACGAGGCGGGAGCATGGACCAAGTAGAGCTCTTCACGGACCCAACAGGCCACCAGGGATGCGTGCGGTGGGGGATGTGCGACACCGGATCAGAGAAATGAGCTGTTACCTTGACAGACAGCAGGGGGTTACCTACATTGACTACACAAACACGAGGAACAAAATGGACGGCAAACATCCGCAAAGACGCTTTCTTGTTCAGTACGACAAGAACTACGAACTCGATGTGTGTGACCTGATTCACGATAAGCTCTGCGGCGTTCTCGCAGAAAGCCCAATCCGCTTTGAGGACCATGGGATCGGGTCTTACGAATGCATGGGCACCCGAGGCATTCACACGAACATCGTTCCGATGATTGACCTGGCATTCGATGACATCGTCATCGAGCTGCCCAAGAGCGACGAACCCTACAATCTTGGAGAGACGATCTCAATCCGAAAGATGGTGACCGACTACCACGGCGACGATGCCGGAGAAGTGATCCTGATGGCAGAGCGCTCCGAGCAAAGCACCGAAAGCAAAACCGTTTACCACCTGTTTCAAGGATAGATCATGTCAGGCAGCAGCAAATACGTAGCAGCGAAAGAACGAGTCAACACAGTCCCAGCACTTCAAGCGCTGGTCGACGCAGTGGGTGGCGGGTACCGGCCTGTCGCCAGGGTCATTGGCACGAGCCACACAGCGCTTTGGCACATGATTCAAGGCACCCGCCCAGCACCACTGTTGGACACGATGATCAAGTACGCCAAACGGGCCAAGAAGGAAGTTGGCATCGAAATGAGCTTTACTGTCAACCCCGCTGGCGAACTCGACTTCTCCCTGGAACTGACTGACTGACTATAGCGTCAGTCGGCGAATCTTCCACGGAGACACCATGTGGATTCAGTCGGCAAAAGAGGTGCCACTTGGCACCATAGCTACTGCTGTCGGCCTGAACCCGGGGCGCGGTAGATCTTTGAGCCCATGCCCGCATTGTGGAGCCGAGACTCGGGGAAGTAATGACCGGCGCGGACCGGTTGGTGTGGCCATGGATGACCGTGGATGGAAGTGCCACGCCTGCGGTACGGGCGGTGATGGGGTCGATCTGGTGGCTATGAAGCTGGAGGGCGACAGGCTCCGAAATCTGACCGCAGAGAAGAAGCGGACTGTGAGAGAGTGGTACCTCCAGCGCGGATGGATCGCGCAGCACACAAACGGTACCCCGGTGGCGCAACCCAAACGACGCGAACCCAGGGAGAGACAGCGACCCAAGCAGGAAGAGGTTCTGGCTCTCTGGGCTGCAAGCAGGAAGATAGAGACACTCACGGATTCAGGAGCAGACGCAGCGGTGTTGCGGTTTCTCGAACGCAGACAGCTCGACATACCATCGCTGATCAAGTCGGGTGTGGCCAAGGTGCTGCCACACCCAGACCAACACCACTGGCCACAGTGGTGGCCCAAGCGATGGAGCTCCCAGTGGAAGATCATCGTTCCGGCGTTCGAAATCGATGGCACCTTTGCCAGCATTCACGCCAGGTCAGTCTTTGACCGAGACGATGCCCCGAAGACCAGGTGGCCTATGGGCGTCGAGGCCGGCGGTCTTTTTATGGCCAACCGCGAAGGGATGATGTTGATGAAGGGCAACCCAGCAAAGGATCTATACGGCCTTTTGATCTGCGAAGGCATCACAGACCTTCTCATGGCTTGCTCGGAAGTTACAAAGGCCAATACCAACCTCGCTATTATCTCCGGTGCCTCCGGATCCTTCTCCTCACTCTCCTCTCTCAACGTGCCAGACAACGCAACCATTTACATCGGGTGTGACCCAGACGAACAAGGTGATGAATACGCTAGCACGATCGCCAAGACCTTAGCGCCACGCAAGGTCTATAGGCTTCCACTGGAGCGAACCCTTGCCTGACCTGTCTGAAACCCTGACCGAAGCAAACGCACCCACTCTTGTTGAGCTCATGGAGGCAGCCGTGGATGCTGGGCCTGTGGGCAAAGACGGCATACCTACGGGCAGTCCAAACCAAGAAGCGCAAGCCAGCAGCAGCGTCCTGTCTATGCTGCAGATGATGACCACCAAGGATGGAACACAGGCCGTTCGCCCCACCAAGAGAAACGCTTACCTGATCATTTCTCATGACCGGCGTTGGCGTAAGAAGGTCTGGAAAGACGACTTTCGAAACGTGCTGATGCTTGCTGACCAGGAGTATCGAGACACAGACGACACCCGCATCGCCATCTGGCTGGAGGAAGTCTACGATGTACGGCTTAATACAGGCCTGGTCACCGAGGTTGCGTCTCTCATTGGCGAAGAACGCAAGCGGAACCCACTGATAGAATGGCTCGAGGCCTGCAGTTGGGATGGAACGCCGCGCATTTCGGAGTGGCTGATCAGGGGCGTCGGGGCGGCAGACAATGAACTACATCGGGATGTGGGCCGTCGCTGGCTGATTCAGGCCGTTGCACGCGCAATGCAACCAGGATGCAAGGCAGACACCGTCCTCATCCTGATCGGCAAGCAGGGTGCCCGCAAGAGCACAGCGTTTCGCACCCTGGCTGGTGAGCAGTACTTCTGCGATACCCCGATGGATATCGGTTCACCAAACGCCTATGCGCAGATCCAGCGCACCTGGATCTACGAGGTGGCCGAGCTCGACTCCATTCGTAAGAGTGCGAACTCCGCTACCAAGGCATTTCTGTCAGCTCAAGAAGACACCTACCGCCCAGCATACGGGCGCCACGCAGTCACGAAGAAGCGGCACTGTGTGTTCTGCGGCACCACCAACGAGAAGTCCTTCATTTCGGACATGACTGGCTCGAGGCGCTTCTGGCCCGTCGAGGTTGGTACTGTGAATCTTGATTGGCTCAATGCCAACCGAGAACAGTTGTGGGCAGAGGCGGTAGTAGCCTACCGAAACAATGAGGCCTGGTGGCTGCAGAGCGATCTGGAAGAAGACCTGCAGCAGGTCTCGGATGAATACCGACAGCAAGATCCGTGGGAAGAAATGCTAATCGTTTGGTTGGCTGCCAAGTATACGAACCAGATCACGACCCAAGAGATCATGCAAGACCCCCTAAAGCTGGAGCCATACCAGATGAGCAAGCCAGCCGAAATGCGGGTTGGAACGATCATGCGTTCTCTCGGTTACGAGAGGGTGAGAAAGATGCACAAAGGAACCCGCACCTATCTCTGGTCAAAGCCAGGCGATATCATTGCCATAGACAGGCCGAAAGAGGTCGAAGATGACGGGTCATACTTCTAGGATTCAACATGCCTGCCTACATTAAAATCAATCTCAGCCCAGGGGGCACGGAAGGTGACGGCGAGCCCATCAAGATCACCGATACCAGCGGCAATGGGACATTCATTCACGACACTTTGATTTCGAAGAGACGCAAGGATGAGGTGTGGCTTTGGATGACCAACACATCGGCAGCTCCTGTGGAGGTCACGATGCATGTTGGGTACCTATCCACAGCAACAGCTGCGGTAGACCAAAGAAGCATCTTCACAGTACCGCCAAAGAGCGGGTGGATGCTTGTGCTGCCGGGTCAACCACTCAAGGGCAATGGCACTACGGCCAGGCGAATCGCAGCCTATGCCGGCAGCGCCGACGTGATCAATGTCATGGGCTACGTCAACAGGATTTCCGCCTCTGCTGCAACAAGAGACAACCTCGCAGACCCGTCCTAGGACTATGAACGAACAAGTAGAAACATACCTATCGAAATCCGACAAGATTGATTTGCAATCCGAGCTGGGCTTTCCTTGCTCCGTCAGGGCGCTGTTTGGTCGCTACGATTCAACGGCCACTGAAATCGAATCCATGGTCGAAAGCGGCGCACTGCTGAAGATCATCATGATCGGAATCAATGCGATGTTGCCGGATCCTGTTTGGGACACGGAAGACATACAGCCCGAGCTCATGAGCGATGTCTACCTGGCCGTTGGTGATGCGCTCTTCAACCTCGAGCGCGATGATGAATTGCCAAATGACGTTGAGTTGGCCGGGATACAGGAATGGTTGTCGATGCGTCCATACCAGTTGTGGAAGCACGCAAACGAATCCCGTCGTATGCTGGGACGAGAAGAGGAGACGTTCTGGAACCTTCTGTCCGAGGAATGCTTCGTGCGCTCCTTCATGGAGTCAGCGAGAGCTTGGCACGAGGCGTTCGTGATGGACTACATGAACAACCTGGTGCCCTACGAGGGATGTCCGACGCTGCGATGAGTGCCCCAGTCACGTTGCCAGAAGGCTGGAATCTCGATCGAAATGAGAAGGGTTGGATTGTAGTGGACGAAGATGGCGACATGGTCGCCTATGGGCCTAGCTACGAGATGCTGACCAAAGAGCTCTCAAAATTCCAGTTGATGACAGCTACGCTGCGAACAGAGATCGAGTCCTAGGACTTCTTCTTGGCCGGTGCCCGCTTCTTGGCCGGTGCCCGCTTCTTGGCCGGTGCCCGCTTCTTGGCTGCAGGCTTCCTCTTGGCTCGACTGAGCTTCACGGAATCGTCTTTGGTGCCCAGCCTGCCGTCGGGGCCGGCGTCGATGGTGGCCTTGATGGCGCCAACATTGACGGTGATTTGGCCAGACTCCAACATGTCTTCGAGCTCACGAATGTAAGCCAGAAGCTCGGGCAGAACCTTGCTTAGGTTCATCCGTTTCCAGTTCTGTTTGATATGTAGAAGTTTGACTCGATCGATGAGAGGCATCTGCGGCTCCGTTTGTTAGTATGGATTTGTGAAAACTTCAGGCGTGATCGTACCGTTCCCAGGCCATGTAATTAACTGGGAAGACATCCCCAATGAAACGGTTGTTCGGCATGGTGACGTATACGCACTCGATGGCCAGGCCGGAGAAGTAATCCCAGGCCGGTGCGCCAAGTGTGGCCCAGGGTCCGTGCTGTTGCTGATTGACTTGAACAAGGTATGCACCTGGTGCCGCCACTCAAAGCCGAAGTTTGAAAGAGAGGCCAGGCCACTCAGCGGGTGAGACCACACCGCTAGTTGCGCGGTAGATGGCGACAGCCAATGATAGTGATGGAATCTTTCTGCCCCGCTCTAGGTCTCTTAGATAGTGAACACTTAGACCCTGATCCATTGGTTCGAGCTGTTCGTTCAACCATTCGGTAAACGCGGCACGACTACTGCGCCCAGGAAGGGCCATTCGATATTGCTCAACCGTGGCCATTAGCGCCGTCTCCGTCGGGAAGAATACCCAGTAGACCATAATTTGTCCACCCGCATGCGTGGCTCCTTGACACGGTAATGGGCGGTGACTACGATTGCTTCATGGAACAGACAACCAACGAACGCGAAGCCTGGCTCCGAGAACGAAAAGGGGGACTAGGCGGCACAGACATCGCCTCCATCATCTGCGCTTCAGCCGACAAAGAGATGAAGGTTGGCTCATTTGGCAAGAGCTTGTTTGCGCTCTGGTCAAACAAGATGCGGCATGAGATCGAGGCACAGTCGGACAATCCCGCCATGAAGCGCGGCCGGGTCATGGAAAAGTACGTGTCCGAGATCTACGCGGAAAACCATACAGGCATCAAGGTCAAAGAGTGCGGCCTGGTTTGGCACTCCGGCATGGCGAAGATCTTCGGAACACCGGATCGAATTATCGTTGGGGACGACGACTCGACTTGGGGTCTGGAAATCAAGACACGTCGCAGGCGTGAGGGGTGGGGAGATAGCGGAACAGGCCTAGTTCCGTTGGATGTGGAAATACAGTGCCGCGTCTACATGGAAGTCACCGATATGCCCTTCTGGGATGTGGCTGTACTCATTGGAATGGATGACTACCGCGAGTACAGGATCGACAGAGACAAGGAGCTGGGCGGTCAGATTCTGGACACCGCCATCGCCTGGTGGGAAAAACACATTGATGGCAATGCACCGCCATCGCCAGATGGAAGCGATTTCGCCAAGAGTGCGCTTTCAATGATGCATCCCCGAGTCAAGGAACACGTTTTGCGTGCAGCCACGGGAGAGGAAATCGAGCTCCATGAACGATTGCTCGAGGTTCGTCGGAAAGTCAAAGCGAGCACCGATGAAAAGAATGAGATTGAAAACAAGCTCAGGGCTGCAATCGGCGACAGTGAAGGCATTGATGGAATCGCTTCTTGGAAACAAAACAAGAGTTCCAAGCGATTCGACCAGAAGAAGTTTCAACAGGACCACCCGGATCTTTATGAGTCCTACCTTTCAGATCGCGACGGCGCCCGGGTCTTTCGCGTGCTTGGAGCCAAACCATGACGACAGCACTTACACCTCAAAGAAAGCTAGGAAACATCAAGGACTACCTGGAGAGAAAGTCTCCGACCCTTCAGCGAATCGCGCCCAAGGGCACCGACATTGAACGCATCGTCAGCCTGGCCTGCTTCGAGGCCTACAAGAACGAACGGCTCTTGGACTGCAGCCCAGAGTCGATCTACACCTCACTGGCCAAGGCCTGTGAGCTCAACCTTGTTGCGGGAGGCGTTCTCCACCGAGCCCACCTGGTTCCCCTGTACAACAAGAAACGGAGCTGCATGGAGGCCGAGCTGTGGATTGACTACACCGGCCTGATGGAACTGGTGCGCCGCTCCGGCGACGTTGCGAACTTCGTGGCTCGCGTCGTTCATGAGAACGAGGTGTTCACGCACTCGTTTGATCTGGAACAAGGCGAAGTGCTTCATCATGAGCCCAAGTACAACGGGGATCCTGGCCAACTAATCCTTGCCTACGCTGTCTGCTTCTTCAAGGATGGACAGAAACAGGTCGAAGTCATGCGCCGAGACCAGATCGAAACAATCCGCAAGTCAGCTCGGAGTGGAAACTCTGGGCCCTGGGTCACACACACCGAGGAGATGTGGCGCAAGACGGTCATCCGCCGGATCTGCAAGTACCTGCCGCTCACAGCTGACGCCAAAGCGGCCCTCGAGCACGATATCGTGACCGACATCGCCGGCCAGGACAAGGACATGTTTGTGCCAGAAGTCGTTCGCAAGGATCTCGAGAAGGATGCCGGCGAGAAGGCACTGTTCAACGCCACCGAGACCATTGATGCGGATGCCCCCCCGGAACCGACGAAAAAGCGGAAGAGCAGGGCCAAGAAGGTTGTCGAGGCTGCACCGGCAGAACAGGTAGAACCGGTAGAACTGTTTCATCCAGAACCGGAAGAAGAGGTTCTGGAGGAACCCGACAACGTCGACCCGTTCGCCTAAATCGAGATATACCCACCAGGCCTAAGGAGTGCCTACATGTCTTTGCTTACTGAAATGGAAACCATCAACGCCAACAAGATCGGCTTGAAGCCCAGCAACAAGAAGAAGAATGATGATGAGGAAGAAGACGTCATCATGCGTGCGGACGAGTTCTTGAAAATCGTCCGTACAGTTGGTGAAAGCGTGCTGATCGACAAGAAAACTGCGAAGGCCTGGTCGCAGCACCGTACCCGCCTAACGGATAGCAAGTGGAAGCTTATTGGCTTGCTTGGCAACATTGGTTCGTCCCGTTTCGAGGTGAGCGTCGATGGCGTACTCAAGGATATGCTCAAGCACATTGAGCACACCCAGGGCAATGGCGAGTGGAAGCCGATGGAGTTCGAGGCCGACATTCGGCGCGACGGTTCGGGCCATGAATGCATCATGCTTGTGGTCCGGTGGGTCGATGCGAACAACGCTGATGACTTGCAGTACCACAACGGTGCGCCTGCTGTGAACGTCAACGTGACGACCTCGCCGCTTCCCGACGAAGTTCTGAACGCGCTCACGAGCCGAAGCACCGGAGACGATGAGCTCAAGGTTCTTCTGAAGGAACTCATCAGCACGATGGCTGACGGCCAGGCCGCAGCACCCACAAAGAATGCTACGGCCAAGGAAGGTATCGAGGCTGTTTGACCAACCTCAAGGGGCGGCGCGAATGAGGATCAGTCCTCTTCCGTCGCCTTTTCTTCTTTTGCGGGCTCCTCGGCTGCAGGCTCCTCGGCTGCGGGCTCCTCGGCTGCGGGCTCCTCGGCAGGCGCTTCTGGCTTGAACTGGCAGCTCCCATAGGCGGTGCTGATAACTAGGGCCCCACCAACGAAGCCGGCCTTGACGCGGTGCTTATCCAAGAGTGCTTTGATGTCCATGACGTCTCCTTATTCCACAGAGATTTATGGCAGGTCGTCTTCCAGAATCAACGTGTAGGTGAAGAGATCCGCCTGTGTGGATTTCCAGATTCTAACTGCATCCTTCCAATCGGCAAGGCGTTTGAACACCTGGCATCCGGCGCTCCACTTCTCTACGTTCGTTGAATCCGTGCCGGCGTGATGTAGATTTAAGCCATGGCCAAGCTCAATCGTTGACGGGTCCATGTCCAGAACCTCGTCCTTGTTGGCGTCTCGGTAGACCTTGACCGGATCGCCAGGCCCACGTTGAACCAACGTCTCATACTGGCCACGGTGCAAGCCCCAGCAGTAGGCATCGACATACTGCCCAGGCACCATGATGGCAGTACCTTCCACCCGCATTGGAGACTCCAGCCAGTAGTTGCCTGGGTCGCAAGTGCATGGATATTGGTTGTGCTGCCATCCATTGCTCTTCCAAACCAGGTGGATGACATCGTCGAAGCTATTGACCTGGCCGTTCGAGTTTCTGACGCCGATGATATTGCATTGGCCGTCTTCGTGGACTTGGTAGCCTTTCTGCCGAACCGCCTTGATGATGTCTGGCTCGACAGCCGTTTCCTGGCCCGTATTTGGCGCTGGGTCGCCGTTCAATGCCGCCAAGGTCTTCGGGCCGATGATGCCGTCTGCGGACAATCGCTCGGCGACTTGGAACAAACGAACAGCACTTACACTCGCCCGGCCGTAGATCCCGTCTTCGACAAGAGGGCCAAACCCAAGCCTGTTCAAAACTTTTTGGATCTCACGAACACGCTCTCCCCGAGCTCCACGCCGAATCAGCATGATGTACCTACGACATGTCCTTGATGAGAATGCGCACCGTCACAGCTGCCGTGGGGGCGGTAGTGCCAGCAGAACCAGCCTCCGTCACGCATCGCAACGAAAGATTTCCATGAGTTGCGCTCGCAGCCGCAGCGCTTGCATTCAGTCCAATGAACTGGCGCTTCACGCCCCCCTGAACCCGAAGACAAGTGGGGACGGCGTCCGAACCATCATCAGCCGGGTCAGCGCCGTCGTACACCTTCAGGTGGACTGCAGTACTGGTATTGCCAGTATTGTCGATCTCGTACATTACCAACCCAAGGCCCCCCACGGTGCCGGTAAGATCGTTGTTGCTGACCTCGTCTACGTCGGTGTCAACCACCTCGTAGGCAATGTGAGCGGTGGAATTTTCCCGTTTTACAATGAACGTAGAAGCCATAGCTCAATCCCTCTTTATGACGATCCACATCGTCAGCGTGGCAATAGCTCCTCCAACCGTTTTTCCTGCGGATGTAGAAGCGGTGTAACTCAGGCCATTTGAAAAGGTCACGCCGTCAGGCACGGTCCAGCAAACAGAGTCGCTTCCTGGGCACTGGAGAATCCAGTTTGGCTCATCATTTCCAGCGTCGAGGGTCGTTGCATCATGAAGATGCAGGTACACCAGCTCGGAATCTGTGTTCTTCATGAAAACCGTGTACCAGGTACCAGATCCACCAGTGACATTCTCTACAGCCGCAGTGGACACCACTGCCGAATCGTAAATGATATCGGCACTAATCGAGGTTGTCTGATTGCTAGCGTAAGTTGCCATGATCTACCTCTGGACATTACCGATTCTTATCATGAGCCGCCCCGACCAGGCCGCTCTATTTCCTCGAAAACTTCGTGTATTGCCTTCGAAATCTCTTCGATCTTACCAGAAATATCGATCAGAAGCTTATCGCGCTCACGGTCATATTTTTCTATGACCTGATCGTATCTGTCCCTGATGGTTTCGAATCCTGCCTCGCGCTCGCTCTCGATATTTGCCAGGGTCTCGAGCAAGCGATTGACATACTCGTCCATGCGCTTTGCTTGCTCACGGCGGTCATAGACCAGGAATACGATAAACGCCCCAGCCATGCCTGCGTCAGATATTACATTCGTCCATGAGGTGACTTCTTCCACTGCATCACCTCCGCGAAATCACGACGTCATAGTAATACGCACCGTGGGTTCTTCGCCAGAAGTAGGTGCTGCCGAGCTCGCCTCGGAATTGCTTGTGGAGGCCCAGTAGTACAGCTGACCGCTACCGTTGATCCAAGTCAATGGAATCCCTTGTGGGATTGAATAGATAATGCGCTTACCGGCAGGCGCATAGAACTGAATGTCTGCCGGGGTAGAGCCGGCAGATGGCGTGCCAGAGCTTGGGAACGCCATCTTCAAAAAGACAGCAACACTGCCCACCTGGTTGTCGATATCAGCCTGCAACAGTGAGCCGCTGGTGGCGCCGGTCACCGTAACTACGGTGGTTGTAGCCGCAGTGTCTTTCCACATGAAGGTGGCAAGAGGACTAAGAGCTGTGGTTTTTGAAGTTGCCATTACTTGACCGTGAACCAACCAGTGATGGTATCGCCAATAGCGGTATCGCCGGCCTTGGCGGCAGCACTGACTTGCCACACACCAAGAGTATCAAACGCCACGCCACCAGTAGAGCTGGTAGACGCATCAGTAACATCGACTGAAATGACACCCCCCTCCTGAAGGGGGAACTTGATGTCTGGCTCATCGGTTGCAACAACGATTGTTTTGTCCGTCAAGGTGATCTTGATGTAGCCAGTCTCTGTTCCGCCATTTGTGGCAGCAGACAGCGAAACCGCATGGAGTGTACCGGAGGATAGCTTGATGTCGTCGGCCACCGTTGCGTCGATATCCGAGCTCTTGATGACGTGTGTATTCAGATCAAGCCCAGTGGTAGTCGTGACAGCCATTATCTACACCTCGCGCCAGTCGCCTGGCAGATAGCGGAGATGTTCACAGCCTGTTCGGTCTGTTCAGTTCTCATCGCCTTCTGTTCTACCATGAGTGTTTCCAGAACAGCGCGGTGTTCTTCCAACTGTACGGTAGCAATCGGGTGCGCCTCTATCTTCTCATGGGCATCGAAGTCACCACCAAGCGAGGCCAGGTCGGCACGTACCTCGCCCGACTGCCACATCAACCCACCTGCTGTGAAGATGATCGGCACCAGCCAAACAGCCGCTTTCAGCACACCATCCCTGGAAAGTGAAGAAGCCATCAATCAAAATACCCAGAGCTAAAACCCGAATTGATATTGTTTCCGCCAGCGATGTAATCTGGAGAGATGCCCTTTGGGCTCCAAGTGATTCTGTACCAAATCTTCCAAGCACCAGTCACCTTGACGCCATCGCCACTACCAGCATTGGTGTAACTATGAACTCCAACCGTTAGGTAAACCTTATCTGTAAGAGCCATCTTCTCGCTTCCGTGGAGCTTGGCTTGCCTTACGTTGTTATGCTCTCCATCTGCATCCAGACTGGTAAACAAATGGTAGCCACAATCAACCTCATCGTCATCCTGTAGCCAGAAGTTGAAGCCTGCCCAATGCTTTCGGAGGGTACTTCCTGTATGGTTTTGGTGAGTATGCGGATTCCATGATTTGGCTTCTACCCCAGCCCCGCCAGCACTGGTGCTTTCGTACCATGCGCCAAGACCAAAGGTGTCTCGACCATTTACGGTACTCATTACCGTCTTGTCAGACAGGCCCACAAAGACACCGATGTCCTGATTTTCGGCATGCGGTTGAGTCTCGCCAGCCTCAATCAGAAACTCAATACGAAACCCGGCCAGGTCACCAAACTGGAACTGACCACTACCATCAGGTTTCATCAACGCAGTAGAAACTCGACCACCTTGGGAGTAGTTATACGAATACTTCGCATCCTTCAGCAGATCGAAGACGCCATAAAACTCGACGCCATTCGAGTCTTGGGTAATCCAATCGCTTCCATGCCCACTAATGTCGATGGTCTCATTCGGGTCATAATAATACCAAAGGCCCGGAGTCCCATTGTCAATGTCGTCACTCGTAAGGCCACCGACATCGGTGGGCAAGACACCACCAGGAACCGGATTGACTGAAATCCATGGAGCGATTCCCGGCACGAATAACCGCCTCCCAGAAGCGGTCGGCCCCTCTTTGATTGGTCCTGGCTTTCGTGATCGTCGGCTCACGAGGCAGCAATCCTGTTCACGAATCCATGGATGCTGACCACATTCGCCTCGCTGGCGTATGCTTTGACAATGAGACTGTTCTGCAAGATAAAACCAGGGCACACCAAGACGGTTTCGTTAGGATTTATGACATGCTTGATATCATTCGTCACCGCTACGACACCGCCAAACTGAAGAGTCAACACCACCGTTCCGGTGTGTGTATTGGTGGCATACAACCAAATCTCATCGTAGAGATTCGCAGTGGTTGTGCTGTCAGCCGTGTGAATAACGGTGCCCGCTGATGCGGTAGCGACCACCTTGACACCGATGCCATCAGCGCCCCCAGATAGTTCCTGTTTCTTCAATACTGCCATGATGAAATCCTAAGAGAAAACTTGTTGGTGAAGGATGTGATCCAGGTCGTTGGCATCTGCGCCACCACCACCCGCGACAGCAGTACCAGACGTAAGCTGGATATCATCCCCGGCATCTGTCGTGAAGTAGAGTTCGTTTGGCGTAGCCGTGTTCACCCAAATCTGCCCGTAGGTCGCAACGCTTGTATCGGCCTCGGCTTGCTCTACAAGAGTAATCGCCCCCACAATCGTCAGCTTGGTCTTGGGGGTGTTCGTGCCCATTCCAATCTTATTTAGGCCACCATCAACAAAAAACGTAAAGTTTCCAGCAGTGCCGACTCCAGACGTATCAACCGCGAAGTTGACATCCGAATTATTGATGTTGAAATGGATGAAATCACTCCCGTCCGTCTCGTAGTAACTAGCCAGCAGGAGTCCACCACAAGCGATATCAAAAGCATCAACCTTGAGTCTTATGTACGTGTCGGGGTCGTCGTTGTGGTACAGATACTCGTCGAACCCAACATTACCGGCGACCTCAAGGGCATAGGTTGGTGCTGCAACCCCGACACCAACCCGGTTGTTGACCTCATCAACCACGAGGGTGGTGCCATCGACCTCGAGGTCGGTGAGAATCTGTGCCCCACCGCTGCTGTTGAACGGACTGTTGAAACCCATGCTACCCCCTAGTGGTTGCCAGCTCTTGAATCAGCCCAGTGCAGCCTGGCCGTGGCGATCTCTGGGCTTCCCGTAGCGTTATCGACCAGGACCCACAGGTAGCACTTCCCAGCTGTCGTCTGCGCGGTAGGAGCTGTCACAGAAGCATCCAGCGCAATCGAGACATGCTTGAGATTACTCGTGCTTCCCGCGCTCAGCTTCTGACCAGTGGCCTCACCAGTCATCGGGTGGTCCTTACCGGTGTCCCAAGTCAGAAAGCAAGAGACGGTGGCAGCGGAGTTCGCATTGGTGAGAGACAAGTCCAGGTGCGACAAATAGCATGACTGCGGCATCGCTCGAGACTTGGCGTCAACGGTGTTTGCCTCAAGAAGAAGACCGTTTCCGTAGGTAGCCACGATTTCAGTCGTCGCATTGGCGTTGCAAATGAAGCCCTGCATTCCGGCCTCCTAGTTAGAGGGTGGAATGATCAGGAGCGGTCCCAAAGGACTGAAATGTAGTCGATGTCCACAATGTGAGTGACGGTGCCGGAGTCTTTCTGCATCTCGATGTACGGCTGCAGAAGATCGCCAGCCACTGCATTGGAGACATCAATCTTCTCGTGGGATGTCAGGTCTACCACCTGGCCATCAATGTAGAACTTGACGTCGCTGGTGTCGCTCATGTCGATCTTGAGCTTGACGTAGGTGCCGCTGACCCAATCAACGCCAGTGTCGTTGTCGTCATTGTCGTTTGTGCCGTCGTCACCCTCAATCAGGATGTTGTTGTTGGCAGCTTCCATGCGAAACCAGACGTGGTCAACAATGTTGTCAAGGGTGGCGTTCCGAGCGGATGCAAGGCCGAACACAACGCGGTCATCGGCACTGAGTGTGCCTGTGATGGCGATACGGCATTCGAAAACTGCCTTTGCTGTGGGAGGAATGCAAACCGCATCACCAAGATAGGTGGCCAGGTGCTCGGCCTCACTGGTGGAAGCGAACTGCATCCTGTAGATGCCATCGGCAGTACCCTGAAACGCGAAAGTGGGCGCACCGGAACTCGAGGTGTCGTGGTTCACGAACCCCTCGCCACCAGCGGTAGCAAGCGGCAGTGCGCCACCACCGAAAAAGTCGGAAAAGATTTGAACTTTGTCGCCAACCCCCTTGGTGTACCAGCCAGTGCTAATGGCGTCATGAGTCAGGCTGCGTCCGCCCATAAGTTCAGGAAGTTGGGACATGGTAGTGGTCTCCTAGAAAGTAGACGTGGTGATTCGAAAGAAGGATATCACGGTGAAAGGAATCAGGCAGACTACTTGGGTGGTTTGAAGCCTGGTCCAACGTAACTGAGAATACCACCCTCGTATCTGTAGGGATCGGAAAGCTCCGCTCTTGACGTTGCCTGTCTAAGTGCTGCGATGTGGCGCTGCTTTTTCCGTTTGCTGACAATGTCGCCATGCTCAACCACCAAGGGGCGAATTCCAATCAACCCAAGGAGTTCGTCGTACCATTCCAGGCCTCGCCGTGGCGACATGGTGTCTTCATTGAAGTCAGACGGGCGCATTTTTGCTGCAGAAGCCGGATCCCAACCCCTGCCCAGCTCTTTCGTCTTGGCGTTCATCCACTCTACAGCCCCGATATTGGCCCGATCAAGGGAACTGATGGTGTCCATGGACCGGCCAGCAGTGGGGAATTGCAGCAGGTTTCGCCAAATCCACCAAGCCTTGCCGTTTCTCGCGTGGTACCAGCGGTCCATGCCTGGCGCATCTGCCTTGTTTGGGTCTGCATGAGCTCTCAGTTGGACATCGAAAACGTCTTTGACCAGCATTCCACCAGTCATGTTCAAGTCCCACTCGACCAACCAGGTGGGCACCCTGTTGTAGAGTTCCAACTCTTTGCCCCAGAAGAGGTCCTTCTCCTGGGCAAATACGAATGGCGCCTGCCACCACGGCGCAACGTGTCCGACCAAACTCCGAATGGCCTCGTTTTCTCCCCTGAGGGCATCGAATAAATCGATTGGCCACATCATCGCGTCATCGTAAGGAAGCGGTGGAACTATGTACATCCACTGGTTCTGTACATGCGTATTGGCTGCAGCCTTTTTGAACCAAACTGGTAGCCTGGTTTGTGCGTAAGACCTGAGAACGACCTCGGGGTCGTCTTCGAGCGCAATCTGCTGGATGCCACGGACCAGGCGCAGCTGGCCAATGATGCGCTCCGGGTTTGTAAGAAGCGTGTCCCAGAAGAGATCCATGTTCTTCCTGAAGTAGGAATAGAACAGAATCGTGCTCCGCATGTACTTCTTTTCGAACTCGGTCAATGCCGCGTAGTCAAACCCGGTCTTCCTTGCGAGCTCGGCTGATTTTGTTGCAGACATGCCTCTTACGCGTGCATCCAAGTAGGCCGAAACACGGAAGTAGTTGTCAATAGCGGTAGAGGTTTCGATTAGGCGTTCTTGGTCGAACACCTTCCGCATGGTTTTACCAAACAGCCCAGCCCGAGCATCACGAATAGTCTTGTGCATCAAGGTTTCAACACCCTGCGCAGTTTCTGCGTAGGCGTAGCTAGACTTCATGCCATGAACGTGGACCTCTTGTTCCATAAGATCCACAGTCAGCGTTTCGCCCGTTTTTGACACAATTGGATTTGCGTACCGCTTGTATTTCCCTTCCTTGTACATACGCGCCACAAGCGCCATGGTCATTTCATTATTGCTCGCAACAGCCCGGAGAGCCCCCCACGGCCCCAAGCCTTCGTACAACTGGAAGTAGGCACCAATCGCCACGCCAAAGTAGTACGCCGGGTTCGGCAGGAAAATACCGGTCGTGACGCCCATCCTCGTATGACGGGCCGTCATGGGGAAGATCTTCATTAGGTCGTCAATAACTTTACCCAGCTGGCCCTTTGCCAGTACCTTGTTCCACTGCTCTACCTCAACGCCGGTAGGACGTTCCGCCAGCGCCTGTCGCCCCTTTTTGCCGATCATCCAAGCCCGAGCTGGCGCAGCTCCTGCTCGAGCAGTTCCGATTTCAGACAATCGGTCAAGAGCATCGTAGTACTCCCTCGCCGCACCAGCCGGCATGAGAGCTTCTGTTCCATCATGGAACGTGACCCTCTCCCAACCTTCTGTGGAGACCTTCACTCCAGCACGATCGAGAATTTCCATGGCTTCGGTATACGCAGCCATTTCGTGGAAGTTGCCAGGAATGCGAGGATCTTGTTTCCAACCCTGGCTCTTGGCGTATTCAGCCCGTTTTGGAGACAACAACGACTTGCCTTCTTTGCTAGTGGGGGCTGGCGGCGGGCGGTTGGTCTGGATGGTGCGGGTTTTTTGTTTTCCGTCCGGACCCATCACCGCCTTACCGGCATCATCAAACACATCCACAGTCTTTGTGTAGAGGAACCCAGTGGCTCGGTAATTCAGTTCCATTTGAATGTAGAACTGCACCATTTCGACATGTGAGTCTATACGGAACCCCGTGTATGCCCCTGTGGCGGCATCAAATAGCGGCAAGTCTTTGCCCAGTTGGGTCACGTCTTCTAGCAATCCGTAGCGGGCCAGGTCTTTGGACACGTTGCCCATGAGCTCATAGGCCCGCAAGCGAACAATCATGTTCAACAGGGCCTGGTTGGGCTGATAGCTGGTGAACTTGTGGACAACATGGCCGGTCTCACGGCCATATTCCAAGAGATAATCAAATATCTCTCTGAATTTGCCATCGTAAAACCACTTGTAGAAAGCAGCCTTTTCGTGGTCCAACATGCCTACCAAAATCGAGGCGTCACGCTCTCCACCTGCCGCTACAGCAATCCAACTGCCTACCTCTAGGATTCTGTTGTAGGAGGACGACATGGCCATTTCGAGACGCCCAATCACATCTCCGAGAGCAATCCGATCAGCATCGGTAAGACCCTTCACCCAATCTGCGCCATCCACCCCACGGGCCCTGGCCTCTTCAAGATCCATCGCGTATCGACGAAGAGGTTGAAGAATGTTGATGCGCTGTTCATCCGTGTACCGATTCGACGCGGCAAGGATCCGTTCGAACTGGTGATGGCTGGAAACGATGTACTCGACCTTGCTCATTCCCTGCAGTTCTTCGGTCGTAGCGAAGTGGTAACCAGGTCCCATCTGTTCTTCGCCGCGCAAGAATGCGGAGGTTTTTTCTGTACCCTCGCCGTACAAATGAGCCTTTTCTGCCCCGGTCCACTCTCTCAAAAGAGAAAGGAGCCCGGTGCTCTTGTGGTCCATCGTTCTATCGATATGCTTAAGATCGATCGTCCCTACAATGTCATCTACAACAGACGTATCAACAGGAGGCCTAAGAGTGTCCTTCAATGCTAGGAAAATTCCTTGAAGGCTGAGTTCTTTTTTTCCTTCCAGCGCTGTTTTGGCAAGGGCCAAGATCTCTCTTGGGGCCAACTCCATCATGCGGATGTTTTTCTCGAAAACTGTTCTGAAGAGCGGGCCAAGCTTTCCTCCAGCAAACTCTTCCAGCTTGAACATCCGCCTCAGGTTTTTAACTAGGCCATCTACGCTGTTGCTTGCATCCGACAAGTCCACCACACCAGACTTCAATGCCATCCAAAGCGCGGTTGCTTGGGTTGGGTTGATGGCTTCCGAGTAGTGCGCCCGCCTTGCGCCAACGCCCGCCTCGATATCAATCACAGCCTCAATAATTGATGCCCATTCGTCCACAAATATCGTGCTGAGATCCGCATCTGGAACCAAAAAGCGATCTGGAACGATGTTGCCCATTGGGTGCCTGGCCAAGTCCTGCGCAAGCACCTTCATTCCAGCCTGTTGAGCTGGGTCCAATTCATGCCAACCAGACTCGCCTCCAAAGTCGAGATGAGCCTCTTTTTCTTTGCGCCATCTGCGCCCAGTCGGCAGGGTTGGCCTTTCGCTATCCGGTATATCGTCGGTAACTTTGTTCCATTTAGGGGTGTTTGTCCCAATAGATGCATGCAGCTTTGCACTCAAGCGTTCCAGTACAGCCCTTCGCCGCGATTCTGGCACCATAGACCGAGGCGTCATCATGAAAATACGACCAGGCCCGAGCAGCTTCTTGGCGTTTTCCGCAGCGACATACCCAACAGCTGCGACTAGAAGATCGACCGGATCGATGTGGGTCTGTCCTTCCTGAATACCGAGCTCGGCACGAACCACCCTTGGGTCGGTATTCACAGCCCAAAATGCACGGCGCTTTGCCATTCTTGGCTGGATTTCTTCACGAAGCCTTTCCGCTGCGGTTTCTGGAAGACGGACCAGCGGGGGTTCCCGCGTGATATTTTCCGTCAGCTTGATGGCATCGCCTTCGTACCGCAGCTCCGGGCGAAGGAACTGGTCAAAGAAATTCCGCACCTCTGGCGGTAGAATCGATACCTGCCCACGAATCTTGGCCCAGTAGTCCTGCAGGGTGATGTACGCCTGGTCGAAATATCGCTTGAGACCTCCGTGAGGTGAGGTCGCGGACCTGATGTAGTATCCGAACGCTCTTGCCGCCTGGCGCTCACCCCGTTCCGTCAGCGTGACCCTGCCGGCATCGTCCTTTACGTTCTCGAAATGCTTGATGAACCCCTGCGTCCACTTATCGCCCATGAACTTGCTAAAGAGCAAAGCATTGCCGCGAACCAGGGTTTCGTAGTTTCCGTATTTCAGGACATCGATAAGCGCTTGGTAGGTCTCGAAATCGAAACTGAAGAACCCACGCTCTTCCCCCTTGGGGCCATGGAACAGAATCTCGAACGGCTTCGGTGGGGTTGATTCGCCAGGAATCTCCGGCTTCGGAGCCCGAGGCCCGCCAGCATCGCGCACAGTGAGCTCAAGCGCGGCTTGTACCTCTGCCGGCAGCCTGTTGACCTGGATGCGCTGCAGGTTCCAAGCAGACAGGGCGTGCTCGTCAACGAAGTTTTCCGCCTGTGGGTTCTTCTTCTTTACCTCCGAGCGTTTCTCCCAGGATTTCTTGGCCCTGTTTAGCAGCGCCTTGGCCTGGAGCTTGGCCAGTTGCGGCATCGGCAACACCGTTTCACCGCCAGGCGCGGCTGGGCTGGACTTGATTATGCTCCGAACCCTTTCGGCAAAGTAGGAGTCATACTCCTTTTTGGACATCGGCTTGTCTTTCATCGCTTCTGCACGGCGATGACCAACTGCCTGCAGCCTTGCCTTTGGATCCTCTCTGGAGTTCAGAAACTCTTGATAGATCTTGAACAGGCTCTCTTCTGTGCCAACCCACCCACTAGATGAGATGCCATCTCGATCGGTCTGCAGCTCGGCCACTGCAGCATGTAGGCTGTCCAACAACCCCCCGGCCTCGGCCTCCATCTCTTCAAGGCCATCAAGCCGACCCTCTTGATGCCTGATCATGATGTCGTCGGTCAGAGACTCCCATTGCTTCCTCAAGTCATTGACTCGAGCTGCTGTTTTCCCGCTGACAGGAATGTCCCAAATATCTTCTGGACCCAACCCCTGTCTTGAGACGGCATAGACGTGCTCGTATTCCTCAAAGGGGAGATAGGCGTCCTGCATCGCACGCTTGGCGTCAGGCAGGTCAATAAAGCCAGCGTCTTGGACCGCCTGGTCGAGCTCTTCACGCGTCATCTTCGCAGGCTCTACGTCGGAAACATCGCGGAGAGGCCTCATGCGCTTTGAGGATGAGATCGAGAAAAGCATCCTGGGCTCATTCGAACGACGTTCGTAGATCCTACGAATGTTCTCTACTTCCACCTCGCCCTTCATCAGCCGGTCTACGAAGTCGGTGAAGTACTCCGCAACATCCTTGTCGATGTCGAGCGACTTGATGATGCCCTCATCGCCATAGGTGCGCTTGAGGATGGAGGCGATGCGCTCGAAGAGGCCCTGGAAAATCTCTCGCACTTGCGCAGAAAAGCTTATTGGTGCTGTCCATCGTCGAGCAGGAAGCCCAGCGACATCAGCAGTCAGAAGGTCGTCTGTAAGCCTGATTACCTCGGTAAGAGCATTCGTTTCCTTTGCCTCGATTCCAAGCAGATCCCTGATGAGTTCGACAAACCGAGTGAATGCAGTCTTGTTGCCTTCGACTTTGATCGTCCGAAGCCAAGCCTGGAACTCCTTGTTTGTGAGGCCCCACGCAACGACTTCTTTTGCCGTATTCAACCGCATGCCTTCCAGTGCCATCCCCACCGGCGTTTTCCCGGCTTTCACTAAAGCGTTTCTTTCCTTTATGATCACATCCGTTAGCTCTTCAAGATCCACCACGGCCTTGTGAAGAGCCGTGCCTCTATTGGCGACAAGATTACCGTCGTTCATTCTCTTCGTTGTTGCAGCATGAGTAAACTCATGGGTGATGGTCTCGCTACTTACGCCAGAGTGGTTCAGATCTGCCCCCCGAAGCCATACAGTGGGGGCTTCCCCTTTAGGGGCGATCGCAACCCCACGAGCCGAGCCCGAGGCTAAACCAAGTCGCACAACATCACCCGGCACCGGGTCACCCTTATTGACAATCTTGACTTCTGTGTCTTCAAGGTGAGGAATGATCCGGTTCAGAATTACTTTGAACGATGGGTCGTCTACGTTTTCAGAAAGCCATTCGGCAATCTGTTGACCGTTTCCGTCAAAGGTTTTCAACTGATCTTCAAGTTGTTGCCTGGACAAATCCCCAACACCAACTTCCCGCCCGGGTACATCCACCGCCATGGGTGACGCCGCAACATCGCCAAACTCGTCGGCTTCGATAGCAGCCATGAGCTCATCGAACCCACGGTGGCCCAGTAGGTTCGAGGCCAACATGTCAGCTGCCCACTCATTGAACACCGGCTCAATGCTCTTCTGCTTGACGACCGCGACATCCTCACGCCTGTGCCACCCCTTGAACCCGGCCTTCCTGTGAACGTCGAAAGCTCGGCGCATTGCCGACAGCTCATCGTCGGTAAGGATGTTCTTCATCAGCGTATGAGCGAGCTCGTGCAGAACGTGGAATACCAACACGTCCTTGTCATGAAATCCCATGAACTCATTCGTTATAGAACTCAGGATAGTTTCTATCTGGCTGTTTGATCGGAGTATGGAGCCCTCAAATCCGACGGAAACTAGGCTGGCCGGTATTTTTCCTTGCCGGGCATAGTCCTGCAGCATCTCCTGCATGCCACTCCAGCCGTGCCGAATCTTGACGTCGGGGTCTTCGAACAACCGCCTGGCGATTTCCACAAAGTACGGAGTGGCCGCTTTCATGAAGTCAGTGTCGTCGTCCAAGCGGAATCCGGCGTTGTTTACGAACGCCTTTTCGTCCGCCAACCGAAGCAGGTTTTCATCGATCATCGTTGAAAGTTCTAACAACAGCTCATCACCAGATTTGCCCGCCATCTTCTTGGCCGTGGCCTGGTTCAGCTTGGTCGCCTTGCGCGTTTGAATGGTGGTGATCGCTTTGAGTTGCTGCACAAGCGCCGCATCGTCGAGCTGGCTGTCTGCAGCCCTTTTTAGACGGGTCTTGCCGAACACGCGCCTATCCTCGAGCATGTCGGGGTCTTCGATGCCTCTAAAATCCACCCGCTCGAACCATTCGGATGGCAAGCGATCCATTACCTTGTGAAGGATCGCCGTCCCCTCAGTGCTGATGTGCCCATCGAATGACATCTGGTCAATATGGGACATTGCCATTCTGCGCTGGAAATTGGCAGCACCGCTTTCTACCGGACCAGGTGCTTCCTTTCCGGTGAGGATTGGATACCGACCATAGAGCTCGGCCCAGCGCTGCACAGCTCCGGCCAGCTCATCTCTTGAGTGCTGTTTGAGTTCTGCTGCGTCCTTGTACGGAATGATGACGAGATCTTCGATGATCTTGACGAGACGGGCCTTCTTCATCTTCGACAGGTCTTTCTTCAAAACACCCATCGCCCTCTCTCGAAGCGTCTGTCCGACCGGAACAGACCGAACCTTGTCCGGAACATCTTCTGGCTCGCTTACCTTGACCTTGACCTTTGGTGTAGGCACTTCCTCAATCGTGGGGGCTTCTGGCTCCTCAACTCGAGGTGGTGGCGCCTCGGCCTTTACGCGCTCTTTGGCCCAGCGAGGATGCGGCTCTGCCAGGACAATGGTGTAGCCGTCTTCCGTTTCTATCGATTTCGTCTTCGTAGGCAGGCCATACAAGTCGTCAGCCAGGTGCGTGTACGAACCAATCTCGCTTGCGCGACCAGGCATGATGGTGACCATCGCGCTGGGTGCTGTTTCGTTTCTTTGTCCCCACAGCCTTGTTGCTCGATCGCCAAAGTCATCAAGTATAATTTTGCGTTCTTGTGCGGTTACGGCCTTTTCCAGCACATCCGCATACACGATTTCGATTCGAGCTTCGGTTGCATTTTGAGCAGAATCACGAATGCCCTTTGTCAACTTCTGCAGCGAGCCGTAGAGCGTTCCGCCGCGTAGGCCGGCAAGGTCGTCTGAAGTAAACCAAGCAAGGCCAACAGGCCTTCCCTCGCCAGGGCGTTCGGCTTCCAATCTTCTGACGTATCTGGCTTCCTTTTGATTGAGACCAAGCGCTTGCAAAATATCTTTTCGGCCTGGTTGCTGCGCGATCTCCACGCCAAGCGCCTGCATGTCGGGAGGGAAATCCAAACCCTCGCCTGTAGGGAGACGCCACCCAAACGACTCGCCCTCCCAACTCACGTGCTCAAGCTTCCGAGGCACCGACGAAAACAACGGCGCGTCGGGACTCAATGGCGCTGGCCGTGCCTTGATCGGTTGCCAACTACCCTTATCGAACTTGTAAATACCGGTCAGCCCGCCCTCGCCCGCCAGCAACTCCGATGCTGGTGGCATCTCCTCGACTGGTGGTGCTTCTGCTTCTTCTACTCGGGGCAGTGGTAGCTCAGGCTCCTCAACCCGAGGCGGTTCTGGAACTACGCCAGGCTCACCTGGTCCACCGCCAACATCATCAGGCGGCTCTGGTGGCTTCCCTCTGCGCCGAACTTCGATAGCGCGAAACCAGTCCACGGGTGTTTTGATGGCCGTGACGTCCTCGTCCACCGCCATACGCCAGGCGTTTTGCTCCATCAGGCCGAGAATCCAAGCCGCGTGGTGCTGTTCGATATCGCCAGCTTCCACCAAGGCCTGCATGCCTTCTTTCACCCGAATGTACTCTGGCGTGGTTCGCAGCTGCTGCGTTCCCGGATCGCCCTCGGACATAAGGCGCTCGAGCCCAGCCAGGTGGAGCCTTCCGTTCTTTTGGGAAACGAGATTTATCTCATTAATGAGGCCCGTTGGATCATCTTGGCCCGAGTTTTTCAGCACAGCACGAAGTGAGTCGTGCCACTTTTTGGGGATCAGATCCCAAATGTCCGTATCGCCCCTACGAATGGCGTTCCTGACGGCGGTTTCCATCAGGTAGCGCACGACCGTGGGAACATCCGCATCCATTGCTTTGTCTACGGTATTCAGCGCTTCCGCATAGGTCTCACCGGTACCCTCCATGTGGTCCCGAACTTGTTGGGCCACTTTGCGTTCCACCCCACCCAAGGAACCCTCTGCGGTTCTTGCCAATGCAGCCTCGACATCTGCAAGGGTTTTCTCACCAGGAATAAGATCCTCGAGCCTATTGATCGCGGCCTGGACGGGGAGGGCGTCGGGGTTGAGTGTCTTGACAAACAACCACGAAGATGAGCCACCGGCAATCATCCTCGCCCGTTCTGATAAAGCCCATTCCTTTGACGTGAAATCTTTGGATAGCCGATGTGCCCGAACCCCAATCCCTGTTGGAATTCCTACAGAAGCGATGAAGGGGCGCTCCCAGTAAACCGTCCAATCCAACAATAGGCCCAACGCACCCAGTACGTCATACTGCATCGACCCGCGCTCATGACCACGAGCCAAAGCGTCGTCCGTCATGTGCCTGGCAAAACCCATTTCGCCTGTTTCGATATTCGCCAGAATGCGACTTAGGTAGGTTGAGTCTGGACTACGAATCATCGTCGTGCCAGAGCGCTGGAAGTCGCGCCCAGCCGGCGTGATGTACGGAATCGGCAGCTCTGCATAGAACTCGGTAGCGGCACCAACGACGCGCATGACCTGGCCAACGGAGCCTTCTACAATTTCCGGCTGTCCATCTCTTATCTCTGTGCGAAGCATCAGGCGCCCAAACGTCTGCTCAAAGCCACGGCTTCCAGCAGCTCCACCGCCAGTGGCCTCGATGGCTTCAATGGTAAGCCCGGCAGCAATCAATACGGCATCCGCCATGGATTCCGTGGGCGGGATCGCTTTATGCCAAACCGCCTCGGGAAGCTGTCCCAAAGCCACAGACTCAAGAGCGTTCAGCAACGTCGTATCTGAGTACGCATCATTGTTGATTACATCTACGATTCTTGCCAAGCCTGGCCGGGATTTGTCGTCAGCTGCTTGCGGATTGAGTCTTGCCCACCTGATCATTTTCGTGGTGGACAGATTGCCAAGCCGCATTTCTGGGGGAAGATCTACCCAAGCATTGTTGGCAACCATGCCACCGAGTGTGGGGCCAAGATTCGTGCGAATCTCCTCGTCTGACATCCCGTTCTCTTTGGCGGTCTGCAGTTCTCGAACGATCTGTTCGAACGATTCTGTTGGGCGAGACCGGGCAATCTCAGCTCGGAATCGTTCAGCGTCATCCCCACTTAGAAAAAGTGGAATCAGGTTCTGGGTACCGAACCCAAGCTTGATTTGAGCTCTTGAGGATAGATTGACCAGGCCTGCAGGCAAAGCGAAATACCAACCATCGTCTTGAGCCGCCTTTCCAAACGCCGGAACCGGCTTCCAGAAGTCCTCGCCACCGCGAGTCATTTCCCCGTAGACCTTGCCGCTAGCCCACCCAATGGCGCCGCCAATGATTGCGCCTGCAGCGATTCCCATTGGGGTTCCGGTAGCCGCGCCAGCCGTACCCCCCTCTACGGCGGCTGCGCCAGCAACAATAAGCCGAGGCAAAACCTTGCTTCCAACGAACCGTGCGGCCTGCGACATCGAGGTTGTGCCACCAGGTATCTTGGACATCAAAGATCGCGTGACACCGCTACCAGAAAGAATCCCGGCACCAGCGCCAGACAGGGTGGATACAGCTGTGGCCCACCCATCGTACTGGGGAGCGTCAGGCAAATAGAGCTTGAGCTTCTCTGCTTCCTCAAGACTCATGGTGACGTTCGATGCCCACACAACACTCATTGCAGTGCTGGCGCCCTCATCTTTCAGCATCTCTCGGAAATATCGTTCCTTTTCACGCTTAAGCGCCCAGCGCACTTCCGGGGTGCGCTGGAAAGACGTTCTTGGCATCTCAATGGTTCGAGGCCCGGTAGCGCGACCCCAGGCCTGCATAAGGCCGCGAGTCATCAGGATTTCGTCTGGCCAGGCCGAGATTGGGGCTTCGCCAATGAGCTTCTCTACTTCCTCATCGCTTGCACCACTATCGATCGCTTCAATGATCTTGCGAACGCTCGGGGTTCTTACTTCTCTTAGATTGGGTCCGCCAGCGGGTCTATCGTCTGGATCCTCTGGAAGAAGTTCTCGAACCCGTTCTACGCTCGGCGGATCAGGCAAGGTAGGAGCATGACCCCATGGATAGAACTCCATCCTGTTGTCAATACTGTCCATTCTGCGACGAGCTTCTGCAGGCGTGACGCCCGGTGTTCTCTCAGTGTCAGCTCGGGTCGCCGCCCTTAATGCAGACTTTACCTCGGCACGCTCGAGCGTTGTTGGCTCATTTGGAATGCGAGAGATGCGTGAATCTATCGGCCCTTCTTCCGGCTCTTCCCCTGGCTCTTCCTCGTCGAGCTCCGGTTTTGCGCCGAGGTATTCATACTCAGATGCTATCCGGATAGCTTCTTCCGCCTGTTCTCGCGTAACCGGACGAGTGCCTTCTGTGAGGTAGCGCTCAAGAATCTGGTCATCAGTTTGTCGGGGCACAGCGCTTCCTATTCAGCGTCGGAAACAACGGGTGGTTTGCTTGGGCGCAAATCCCCGAATGGCATGGAAGCCGCCTCCAGCTCAGACATAAGCCTCTCTTCTTCGGCAGTGGGTTGGGGCGGTGCCTTGCTAGGAATCCATTTCTCTTCCCACCCCGGAGGTTCATAGACAGGCATCGCAGAATCTGCAATCGATTCTTGTTCCGGGAATCTTTCAAGAAATTCCTTGTATCTACGAACAT